TGGAACTCAGGTGGTATCACCTTTGAGAACTGGCAAGTTGCTCACTTCCGTATTCTCGGAAATGATAAGTATGTTCCTTATGGTTCTTCTATTTTAGAACCAGCAAGAAGGATCTGGAGGCAACTTACCTTACTGGAAGATGCTATGATGGCTTACCGAATCGTTCGCTCCCCCGAGCGGCGAGTATTTTACATTGATGTTGGCAACATTTCTCCCCAAGATGTTGAGCAATATATGCAAAAAGTAATGACTTCCATGAAGAGAAATCAAGTAGTGGATGTTAATACGGGGAGGGTTGATCTTAGATACAACCCCCTGTCTGTAGAGGAAGATTACTTTTTGCCAGTTAGAGGAGATGCTTCATCCAGGATAGAGAATCTACCAGGAGGAACATTTACCGGTGACATCGACGATGTAAAATATTTGAGAGACAAACTATTCTCTGCTCTCAAGATCCCTCAATCATACCTCTCCCGCGGAGAGGGTGGTGACGAAGAAAAAACGACACTAGCGCAAAAAGATGTTCGTTTTGCTAGAACCATACAGAGATTGCAGAGAAGTGTTTTGTCGGAAATAGAGAAGATCGGAATTGTTCATCTCTACACTCTCGGATTCAGGGGCGACGATTTGGTTTCTTTTTCTCTTATCCTCAATAATCCTTCGAAGATTGCTGAGTTGCAAGAACTCGAACATTGGAGAACAAAGTTCGAAGTTGCTTCGGGAGCAACAGAGGGATTTTTCAGTAAAAGGTGGATTGCTAATCACCTCTTTGGTTTGACGGATGAGGAAGTTATTAGGATGCAGAGAGAGATGTTCCACGATAGGAAACTCAATGCTGCTCTTGCAGCTGCCGAGGAACCACCAGAAGAGGGTGGTGAAGGTGGAGACGATCTTGGAGGTGATTTGGGTGGAGGCGATCTCGGAGGTGACTTGGGAGGAGACGATCTTGGAGGAGACGATCTTGGTGGCGAAGATGAGCCGGAAGAAGATGAGACTCTACTTGCTGCTCCCGATGAACTCGAAGAAGATGAGGACATTAAGGTGGGGCAAGAATATACCAAAAAGGGGTGGAAGGGAAAAACCCGTGTTAAGAAGGGGGAAGTGGGAAAAAGAAACGCTGCCCGTCAAAAAAGCATGAAATCGAAATTCAGCAGAGAGACTGCCAGCTCTACAAAAAGAAACATTTTGCCCGGATTGACTGACATCTCTACACTCTATACTGGGATCGATAATGGAATTTACGAAGACAAAAGCACTAATTATCAAGAAGACGAAGAGAAAACTCTCTTCAATTCTAAGAATCAAATAAAGAAACTTGTAGAAGGATTAGAAAACAAGAAGACTGGAGACAAAAATGATGAGGAATAAGCACAACAAGAAAAGGAATGTAGCTTTCATCTACGAAGCACTGACGTTGACGATTACAGAGTCAATTATAAACAAAGATGATGATAGAAAATCGAAGGCTATGGCAATTATAAAGGAATTCTTTCAAGACACGGAGGTTTCAAAGGAGCACGAAATTTATCGTTCTATCATGGAGTGCAGGGGTATTGAGGGTTCTGTTGCTGAAAAGATTATTGTTGAAGCAAAAAGGAGACACGATGCCCTCGATAAAAGCAAACTGTTCTCCGAACAAACAGCCCTCATAAAGATGATAAACAAAAACCTCGATACAGAAGTTTTCAGCACTTTCGTCCCATCCTACAAGTCACTCGCAACCATTTCCCAAATGTTCGGAGCGGAGGCATCTATAAAGGATAGGGTTTTGCTGGAGAACAGGGTTATTGAAGAAATGGTGTGTGTGGAAAAAAGGGAAGAAAAGAAATTAGAACAAATTGACGAACTTGTCATGAATAGGTTCTTGGAAAAGTTTAATAGTAAATATTCCGGAGCCCTTACTGAAAATCAGAAAACCCTTCTGATGAAGTACATTTCATCTTTTTCTGACAACGGAGTAGAATTGAAGATATATTTGAATGAAGAGATCGGTTTAATCAAAGAGAAGTTATCAGATCTCATGAAAGATTCAGAGGTCTGCGACTCTCAGATGCTTGGTTCTGCTCAAAAGGTTATGTCTATCTTGGAGTCTCATAAGGAGAGTCCAATCAACGATGAGATGTTGAAGGATGTTTTAAAGTTTCAAGAATTGGTAAAGGAAATGGACAATCATGACAATAGACATTAAGATAGACCTGCCAGACAACAAGGGGGATAAATCCCCCGCCACAGAAGATGTTAGCATAAAATTGAATGCTAGAAAATCCATCGACGGCAATGTTATGATCTTTGATCACATCGACATTGACATCGTTATGATGCCGGAAAAAAAGAAGATTGTCGCATTTCCGAAAGAGATGATGAGTGACACAGTTTATGGTGCCCAAAACCGCATGTTCGACTTTCTCGTAAAGAGAGGAATCATACTTCCAGAGACAGTTCAGGGTGGAAATGTTTATGGAGCTATAGAGGGAGTGTACCCAGAGTCAAAATCTGCCGACACAACTAACGTAGTCCTCCTCTCTCTTTCCAAGTTCATCGACGAGGAACGACCATACTTTGCTTATGATAAACAGTATCAGCAACAAGAAATAGATCGACTTGTAGAACCGGAAGACGAAGACTCCACTGAATTGGGAGAAGTTCCTCACGAAAAACAAAAAGGGAGTATCACTAGGGATACACACGGAAGGTACACACCGGGTTATAGATAGTGTTCGAAGAGATGATTTACTTCATCCTGTGTTCTTACGGGATGACTCACATTTTAGTATATGGTTCCCTCTTTGACAAGTTAAGACCAAAGTATCACTTCTTCCGATGCCCAATGTGCATTGGTTTCTGGGTTGGGGTGCTTTTATGGGCATTTTCACCCTACACTTCACTATTTATGTTTGATAGAGGTCCAACTACGCCGCTCCTTTTGGGGTGCGTATCATCGGGGGTAAGTTACTTTCTTGTCCAACTTGTCGGTGATGGAGGAGTTAGATATGAAAAAGTGGATGCTACAACCAGTGAGAAGATGCCGTAAAGGGTGCTAGTTCGAGCGGGTTACGCCCGCATCGATGAACCATTAGAGAGGATAGAACATGTCAAAATATTTGCTTAGAGAATTTTACGAGTTGTGTGAGGGTGGTATTTGCGAAGACCTTCTCACCGAAGATGAGAAGAGAAGAATCAAGGAGAACAATGCCCTGATTCTTTCTGGTGTAATGCAGAGAGCAAATGCCAAGAACGGCAACGGCAGAGTTTATCCTCGTCCAATCCTCGAAAGAGAAGTGGAGACATACCAGAAGCTTGTCAGAGAAAGACGAGCAGTAGGTGAACTCGATCACCCTGACGATTCCGTCATCAATCTAAAGAACGCTTCCCATATCGTTACTGATGTGTGGTGGGACGGAAATGATGTTAAAGGGAAGGTAGAAGTTTTGAATACTCCATCCGGACAGATCCTTCGTTCTCTTGTGGAGTCGAATGTTAAACTAGGAATTTCATCAAGGGGACTGGGATCAGTTACTGAGTCCGAGGGAGGTTCAACATTGGTTCAGGACGATTTCCAATTAATTTGCTTTGATTTTGTATCAGAACCTTCAACCACCGGAGCTTTTATGGGACTAAGGGAGAGCAAGATTGCCAACAAGGAACCAAATATCTTCACTAAGGCAGATAAGATAAACAGAATTTTAAATGACATCATTTGGAGGAACGAAAATGAAAATAACTAAAGGTAAACTAAAGAAAATAATCATGGAAGAGATTTCTTTTTTGGAGCAAGATATGATAAATGTTCCAGGATTATATAATGTTTCCCCCGAACAACTAAAGACAAACGTCATTGGCATGTTGGGAGAACTTGCCGAAGGTATTAAAGAGGGTGATTACGAGAAAGTGTTGAGCATTCTTGGAAACCCCGACAAAATGGAAATTTTAACTACTAAGGTGAAAGCATTGGCAGATAGTGGAGCAGGTAATGAAGAAGTCTGATTTGAAGAAGGTCTTGGAACCAATCATAAAAGAATGTATCACGGAGATGCTATTGGAAGAAGGTCTGTTGAAGTCGGTTGTCCAACAGATAACCGAAGGCATTCAACCCCAACAGCAAGTTGTTGTTAAGGAGAGTAGTGAGAAACCCTCCTATGAAGAGGTCAAAAAGAAGACCAACAAGGTTATCGAGGCAATGAAGAACAAACGAATCGGTGGAACAAATGTTTTTGAGGGAACAACACCTGCCCCGCCTCAAGCATCCCCTTCTTCGCAGGCTTCAAACCCACTGAGCGGGAAAGATCCGAGAGATCCTGGTGTTGACATCTCTGCACTGTATAATCCAAACTGGAAGAGGTTAGCAGGATCATGAGGGCAAACATCACGATGAAACCAAAACCTGGTGAGTCTGCTGAGAGATTCATAAAGAGATTTTGCAAAAAAGTAAAGAAATTCAAAATTATTGAACAAATCCGTGATCGGAGATATTACGAAAAACCATCCGACACTAATCGGGAAATGAAAAAAAGACTCAAAAGAGAGCACGAAAAGAAGAGAAACAAGACTAATTAAAGGATGAACGGAGAGAAACATTATGTCAAAATATAGCGCAGGATTACATTCAGCTGGTGCATACCAGATTTCGGGAAGACCGTACATCACTGGGGGGAGTATCTCTAGTGGTGCCGAGGTAGAAGTCTCTTTCCCCGCAGTCACCAAGGCCGTGACGATCTATAACAACGGAAGCAATGCCTTGAGAGTACATTTTGCTTCAAAAACAAATGCTCGTGTTATTAACGAGAAACACTACATTGACATCCCAAACTCCAACACCGGTGGATTGAACAGGTTGACGTTGAATGTTCGGTGTTCGAAGATTTATCTCTCAAACGCATCTGGTGGAACCACATTTCAGCTGGTTGCGGAATGCACCCTGATCCCAGATACCTATGAACTTTCAGGCTCTGGAATCAATGACTAATGGCACCAAAGGCAATTGGATATAGAGATGGTGGTAGTGGAAGCTTCGGATTCAAGTTCACAGACGACGGCCGAACTTACTTAGGTAATACCCTCGACGACATCCTCAGCATAACAGGATCAATCCAGCAAACAGCAGGAAGTTCAACTTTTTGCAGCGTTACCATCACCGGAAGCACTATTGGGCACACCTCTGACACTGACCTGATTACTCTTGCCGACGGAAATGTTACCATCGCAGGCACCCTTGTCCTCAACCAACATATTACGCACAATGGTGATGCCGACACTCGGATGAACTTTACCGATAACAGGATTCAGTTTGAAGCAGGTGGCATTACGTTGCTCGGCCTGCACAAGAAAAGCTCTGCCCCTCACCAAGTCACTGTCAATAATGGAAACAACAATATTGACTTTGTTGTCAATAGCAACAACAACAGCAATGATCCGATATTGAGAACCGATGCCAGCACCGCCAGGGTTGGCATTCGCAAAGCAGATCCAGATTGCGAACTCGATGTAGACGGCACTGTTACGGCAACATCGTTTGTTGGAACTCTAGCAACCGCAGCACAGGGAAACATCACATCTTTGGGAACTCTTACGGGAGTGACTTGCAGTGGACTAATAGCTGGGAACCAATTGAAACTTAATGCCTCCGCAGGAGACATCCAAGATAGTCAAGGACATTCCAGGATCTCTTGGGCAAGCAACACCGACGCAACCGTCCTATCAGATCCCGCCGGTGGAGCTGAGGTTACAATTTACGATGGGCAGGTAACAGTATCTGGTGATCTCCATGTAAACGACTATGCAAGAATAGATGCCCTAAGAGTTGGCACAACTTCAACAGATCCCGGTGATGGAAACCTTCTTGTTGAGGGAGACTTGTTTGTAAACGACTATGCAAGAATAGATGCCCTAAGAGTTGGCACAACTTCAACAGATCCCGGTGATGGCAATCTTTATGTAGAGGAAGATGTTACGGCAGCTGGAGACATATACGTCGATGTAATCAGACGGCAATCAGACAGCAGCACCACTACAAAAATACGACTCATGGATGAGGAAGTAAGAATCCATGCAGGAAATGCAAACGATGAAGTATTGAAGGCCAATGCTTCTGCCATAACTGTCAACTCACTAACGGGGTCGGAATCTGGTCGTTTTGGTACACTACAGATCGGCACTGCCTCCCGCAGCGGAAACGAGAAGGTCAGAATTGCAGGTGCAGCTGATGCCTACAACACACTCGTTGTTTGGGGTGCCGACGAAACAACTGAGTATGTTTCTCTTGGCATCAATGCAGATGGAGATCCTGCCGTAGTAGGCGGGTATAACGGCACCTCTGCTACATCAAACCTAGCATTCATGACACAAACAGGTGGGGGTTCAAACGAGTCCACAAAGATGCTCCTTACCAGTGATGGGAAACTTGGTATTGGTAAGAACGATCCTACTGTTGCTCTTGCTATTGGAGGAGACTTCGGATTATCAGATTCCAGCACTATAAACAGGGTTACTCTCGAAGCTGGAACCGGAGCAGATGCCTTCTTTGGATTTGGGGAAGATAGTAATGAAAGAGGTTGGATCGGTTGGGATGCCGGAGATCAAAAGATAACACTTGGTAGTATTTCCGACAACGGAACTTTTAATGATACCTTGGTTGTTAATGATGCTAAAGTTGGCATCGGCACAACAACACCTTTCGCAAACCTGTCGATAGAGGGAGATGCCGATGGAGGCACCGTCTCTATCCGTTTGGGAGCAGACAACTCTTCAGCTAGCAACTTCTCCGGTAGATTAGAGTTCGCAGAGGACACCAACGGAAGCCAAGTTATGACATATGGTGCGTTCATGGATTATGACGGTGATGCTGCTTCTGGTTTTGGCAACGGTATGTTGAACATTGGAGTGAGAAGCAATAGCACTTCAGACACAAATGTTCTCAGGATAGATAGAGATGCTCTTGCCAACTCGATCCACATCCACGGAGCAGGAACTGCGCTCGGAACCACTGATAAAATTTCAAATGAAAGGTTACATGTTAGAAATACTTCATCGGGGTATGGTACTGGATTATTGTTGTCCAAAGGCAGTTCTACTGGAGACGAGTATTTGTCTTTAGATATCTCAGCGACAGACACTGCAACGATTACTGCTGGTGCCGTAGGAGCAGGTGACTGCGCGCTAACATTCAGAACAAGTGACAGCACAGAATACGAAAGAATGAGGATAGACAAATACGGACACGTTTTGATCAATGCGACTTCTTCAAATACTTCCGAAGGTCTTTTGCAGATCAAACAATCCTCCAACGACAACAACGGGGGAGGCATTTCCATTATTCAATCTTCCACCGACCAATGTTGGACCATTTGGCAAGGAAGTGATGAAAACCTTTACTTTACTTTTGATGATTCTACCAAAGGATATTTGCACGACACCACGAATGTTGGTGCCATTGACTTTACGGGACAACACAGAAGCACCCCATCTTCTGAGTCTTCTTATAGTGAGTTATCTTCGAGTGTCGGAAAGATTGTAGTAAGTGACGGAACATACTCGAACCTATCAGCAGGAAGTATAGATGTCAACGAAGCCATTCCAAAAGTCAAATTGAGTAATTCAAGAAACCAAAAGTCAGTATTTGGGGTAGTGTCGGATGCAGAAGAACAGACCAGTTCGAGGGTTTACTCCAATGGAGCATTTGCTTCCGTGTTCGATAAGGGTGACGAAAACGACCATCGTATTATTATCAACTCCCTCGGTGAAGGTGGCATCTGGATTGCCAACATTGGTGGCAACATCGAGAACGGTGATTACATCACCACTTGTGAGATTCCTGGCTACGGAATGAAACAAGACGACGATCTCCTCCACAACTATACAGTAGCAAAAATAACACAAGATTGTCTTTTCGATTTGAACTCAACTACTTACGAGTGTGAAGAGGTACAACACAACGGTCAAACTTACAAAGCAGCCTTCGTTGGATGCACTTATCATTGCGGGTAGATCCGGTCCTGAAATTTATTTTCTACGATACAAATAACGCACCCCAAATTCACAAAATAATTTAGTAACTACAGTGACCTATGGCCTAGTTACCCATGTAATATTGCGTAAATTGAGGGATTTTATATGGTTTTACGAAAAGTAGTTGTGATGACGGGCAGCACTGTTGTTCATGATTTCACCGAAGCTAATAACAGTACCACTCCGGGAAGAGGGTATGCTAGATTTAATATAAACTCTGGACCAGGTGCTTTTAGTGTAAGTGGTTCTTTCACAACAGGATATGTTCACTATGGCGCGTCTCACACACCAAACGAACTCACTCGTGGATTGGAGTCCAACGGTCTTTTTAGAATTCCGTCATATCACGGGGTAACTGATGCATCTGCATTAGTTTCTCTCGCCAATGCATCGTCTTTGGCAGCAGGGTTATATAACGGTGCCCTATTTTACATGGGTGCGGCAGGATATTCTGGTGGAAATGCTGGAGCACTCTATCACTTTTCAAGACCAAATTGTTTGTATTTTTGTAGAAACGGTGTTTGGCACCAAGGGTGGAGTGCCCCACAGGCCGTCGTCGCCACAGAGGATCCTTTTGCAAAACAAGAGATGATAAACTATATCGAGAAGTTTGAAAACGCGGCAGGATGGGACAGCACTATTGCTATTGCTAATCTCTCTGCCTCCTCTAATTTCCCAGCTGGCGGAGACACTTTCGAAAGTCTATCCACTCCAGCAACAGATTTATCTTCTTTTTCAAACTGGGCTAGTGAGAGTGACACCACCAACGGACTAACAGAACCATTCACGCAAGGTGGGGGATTTTTCGGAACCGAAGCAGCAGCTTCCCCTACGGTCACTTTTGAACAGGGCAACGGTCTGACAGACGGACTCACAGAATCTTTTGAACAGGGAACTTCTTTTTACGGAACCGAAGCGGCCACTTCCCCAACAGTGGATTTCACACAAGGATCGGGATTGACCGATGGGCTAACAGAACCATTCGACTCCGGATTTTTCGGAACCGAGGCAGTTGCCTCACCGAATGTAAATTTCACCCAAGGTTCCGGGTTGACCGATGGACTAACGGAACCATTCGAAGATTGGGATGATTAGTGAGTTTCTAAACCGATTCCACAGGAGGGATGAATAGTGTCTAAAGATGATTTTATTTTTGTGGGTTCCCCACACACACCTATTACTATTTCTGGTTCTGATCCTTACCACCCATCCACTATGTCTGGTAGTGCAAGATTGGCATGTTGGTACAAACTGGAACCAGGAATGTTCACAACAGGCAGCAGCAACACCTCAGCCGGAAGAAAGATCATAGAGAGAATATACGATTTTTCAGGGAATGATCAATCGAGAAATACGAGATACCTAAGTCGTCAAGATGACTTCTACCCAATTTTAGAAAGCAAGAAGGGCGCAAGCAGAGATACCTTGGTTATAAAGAATGATCCCTCAGACGAGGCACAGGGATCGATGATTATGAGAAACACTGCGATAAACGCAGATGTCACTTCGGCTAACTGGGCTACTTGGATTAGTGGGTCTACCTCCGACGACGTGGCCAAGGATGCAACTTCTATTTTTGCTGCAATGCAATACATCACAGACGGCACATACGTCACCAGACCTTTCACCGTATCCTACGGTACAGACGATAGGGATGACGTTGCTCACGGCCTGGGACACACTTTTTCTCTTGGATTGTGGCACGACAACACTCCCGGAAACCGGGCAACCCCTGTGGATGGAAAACTTATTGACAGAGGAGTTCTGTATGGATTCGATAGGTTAAACTCCAACGCACAAACCAATACCTACGGAAGCTACAATCAGAGTTTATCTGGAGGATTTCATGCCTTATCTCTGACTTACACCGGAACAAACTCCTACATCTTGCAAACTTATGCAAACGGGAGACTCCAACTAAGAGGAGATTTTTCAAATTCAGGAAATGACCGACCTGGCCATCACGGAACCAACAAGTCGGTGATGATTGGTGGCAATGGATACGGAGAGGGTGGTGGATATGCTGACGGCACTTCTACCACAAGTTCGGTCGGTGAGATGTTCGCATTCGACGATGCATTGTCTAATATTCGTAGGCAGCAGATGGAGAGATATTTGTGCGACAAATATGAGATCCCCATGTCTTCCTCGGAGTACCTCTCTTCTTTCAAGGGTGGCCCCTCTGGTCTGCCACTGGTTCATTCGATAAATGTGGCATCACCCCTGACCAGCTCTGCAAGCACTTATGCGAGAAAATATATACAGGAAGATGAGAGTCCTTATGGGAAAATCCATTACGAAACCGTAGCCGGTGCATTTTTGAAACCCGCAGCAAATACCGGCATTACACATGGATTAGACCACAAGTCGGGATCAGTCTCTCTCAGATCGTGGGTAAAACTTCAATCAACAGGAGCCATACACGCTGGTAGTCAATTTGCCCTCGTTGCAAGAGCACCAGAGCCATATGGGCACAAGATGGATAACATAAAAGGTTATGCTGCCAAGTTTGGTACATTTAAAGACGGGGTAGATACGGGGATTCTTAAGTTTAGATTGGGTGCGAGAAATGCGACACTGTGGTCCGACGGAGATCCTTCCGGATTTGGGGACACAGATACCACACCAACCTTTGCAGTCACAACTGGAAGTTGGTATCAAATGAGACTCGATGTTGAGAGAAGTGGTGCGATGGTCAACGCAGATACGGGATACACTTATACAACTTATTCCACCAAAGCATTTGACTTCAACAGTTCCGATCACGATCAGTACGGAGAAATAGGATCACCAGACATATGGAACAGACTCGTGGGAAATAGGCAACCACCAAATGTGACTGGTTCTATCTCAACACACTTTACTTATCCTAATAGATGCGACAAACTTGTTTTAAAAAACGATACTAATTGGTGGGCAACAAATCTATGGGACACCCAATCCAGTGCAGGGAAAGCAACAGTTTCTTTTTGGATTTTCGGAGATGGACACTTTACCTTGGTACGAGATTGGCCACGTCTTTTTGCTTGGGGTGGCTGGGATGACGAACCAGAGATCAAGCTCTATACCACAGATGGCCTTGATAACACTCCAAACCTGACATTACAACTATGTTATGGAGGATCAAATACGAAAAGGTATTTCAAATTTCAAGCAAATGAATGCAACTTATCTCCGTATGCATGGAACCACGTTGCCATAACTTGGCAGTCGGGACCAACTGAGAACGACGCATATTCAAACCCGGCAAAGTTGTACCTCAACGGGGTAGAATATGATGCAGATGCCAACACACTCACATCAGGTGGAACCGACACATTTTCAAAACCAAATTATGGTTTTTACCTCGGATCACATAGAACATCCGACAGCAACTCAGGTAACAACGACAGTCTCGGACCTGCCCTCATTAGAGATCTTGGTATTTGGAATGATAGACTAACTGCTGCCGAACTAGCTGCGATATACAACAAGGGCACTTGGAGAAACGCATTCGATGCAGTGGCAGCCAAGCAGAGTAACTGTTTGGGATACTACGAACTCACTGGGGCAGTAAACTGTGCCAGATCTTGGAGCACATCTTCCAAAATACAGGTTGGCACCCACTCTTATTGGAACACTAACCTTGCAACCAACAATGGTGATGTAACTTTTATGGGGTGGTTTAAGGGTACTCCTGAGTATGCTTCTGCCATCGGTGGAACAAATCCAACAACCTGGCAGCAGATTTTCGGAGCAGGTAGCAATCATAACGATAGACTAAAATTGTGGTTGAATGAAGGCAGTGGATACCTTCACTTTAATCTCACCTATGGTGGCAGCACATATTCCTGGAACACTGCCAACCATGTCATCAAGAACTCAGAAACCTACGACGCCAACGGGAGAGCAAGATGGCACCACATTGCAGTCACAATGAGGAGATCTGCAACATGGGATAACGGTCACTCTGCTCCCGGCAACATTGATCCGATCATGTACATTGACGGACAAGCAGTATCGTGGAGCAGCACACCAGGCAACAATACTGGAGGTCAGAGAGCTAGGAACGACTTTGCATCTGGCAGATACATGTCCCTCTTAGGAGGCACAACTGAGACAAGTGTTTCGACAGTTAACGGTGCCATGGCTCATTGGGGAATCTGGAACTGCCGACTAACCGCAAATGAAGTCCTTGGAGCATTCAATGGAGGAACATTCAAGAACAATAGTTCTCTACAGAATTCCCACCTCAAAGGATATTGGTCATTCGAGACACCAGACTCTACATCTTCTTACACCAACTTCGATGGCAATGGTGACGTTCTTCAACTGCTACGACCTGATTTTTGGGGAAATCAAATTCTCGGTGGACAGAACAACAAAGGAAAAGTTTCCTTTTCAGGTTGGATATACTCTGATTGGAGTTCCCTCACCAACTCTTCACCAAGAATATGGGAAGTAGGAAGTCACAGACTCTCGTTTTATTGGGAAGTGGCAGACTCAAGACTTATGTGGATTGCCAAATATGGGGATCAACTCACAGCGCAGTGGGCATGGGACAGCTTCACTCCCACCGACAACACTTGGCAACACTATGCTGTTACTTTTGATTATGGGGCAACTTATGACGATCACGTCACACCCATACTGTATGTCAACGGTGTTTCTCAAGGAAACGGCACAAACACCGCAGCCCCTAACCCCACCACATCAATCCCTGACTTTTACCCGGCCCCCGGCATGTTGCTTGGTAACAATTGGAGTGAGAACAGGGATTTTAATGGAAGGTTTAAACACTTTGGTTGGTTCGGCAAGGTTCTGACACAGAGCGAAGTGACAGCACTATATAACAGTGGGACACCAATAGAACCAATTGTATTGCACCACAAAGACCCAGAACTGATTATGTCTTGGGCAGGAACAAAGCACATTTTACCATCCTGGCCCGATATGGCATGGGAGTCCACGGACAACCACTGGGGGTGCAAATACTGGGGCAATGCATATGTCAATGGATTGCAGTATCCGGATAGCACCAGCAACAACAACGCCACATGCACTTACATATGGCATCACGATAGGTTCGTTCCTCAGAAAATTATGCCAACACCATTCTATGTTGATCAAGCAACCGGCACTTCAGTTGGGAATATAAAAGCAGGTGCTTCTTCTGCACGAATGTTGGCTTTAAACTCCTACCACCACGCAGGTACGGGTGGATCTAAAAATGCCTTCACTGTTATGGGGTGGATGTACAACGACAACCATAGTGATCATCAGACCATCATAGAATGGTCAGCAGGGCCAAACGATGGAGTGGGAAGTTCAAATTACCACAACCACGGCATCTACCTTTGGGACTCAGGGGAGTTGACTTACTGCACCACAGAGGATGAAGGAGAGAGAGATGCCATGCAATCCACCACAACACTCCCTACGGGACAGTGGAATCACTTTGCGGTAACTGTAATGCCCCATACTGACGATGCCGAATCAAACCCGGTCATTTTCTATATAAATGGTCAAAGGTCGGTTGATCACGCACATAATTTGAATTGGGGCACACATGATCCCGAAGAGTGGGAAGGCTTCGGGCAGGGTGTCAACAATGCTGACGACATAAGCACAAGAGTCGGATTGGGATTTGGATACCCCTCCACAGGACCGAACAGGGAACTGAGAGGAAAGCTCTCGGACCTGGCACTCTATCGAGGAGTACTCCCCCATCAACATATTTCTGCTGCATACAATGATGGAAACTTCACTCGATATGGTGGGGCAGTCTATAACGTCAACAACATAGTGACATCTAGTACTGAATCTTGGCAGCAGGTTGGGTACTGGAGAATGGGTGCGGGAGGATACGTCACGAATGGTGTCCCCAACGAAGCACCAGTACCTTCTCGAAGTACGGGAAGTATGAATTTTTATACACCATCATCACCGTTATCGTCAAGTTTTATAACTTCTTCCGCAACCCAAAATGCCAATGCGAATCTTGTTCTGACAGCATCTTGGCCATTTCATGCTAGGACTGACGGTAAGGACACCTTGAGGTTGTATGCAAGAGAAGACTCTGACGACAGTTGGGAACTCTTGACGACCAAAGAAGTCGTCCACCAAACTTCAAATGCTTACAGGTATTTGCTCGATGAAGACGCGTGGTCAACATCAAGAACCCCGATCACTCCAGCAGGAGGTTATCAGGGATATTGGGTTGCAGTGAGTTCCAGTACGGGAAACAGAGCAACCGCATCTTATCATGTTGATAATTTTGAAGCAATAGTTAGTAGTTCCACTGGTGGATACCAGACCAAATTTAAATATATCACAGGAGATTAAGACATGGCCGAAAAAGATTATATATGGGTATCTACTCCTCACGATCCGTTATCTATATCGGGATCAGATCCTTATGCCACTGGTGGAAATGCGAAACTTGCTGCCTGGTACAACTGCGATGAAGGAAATTATGTCACAGGATCGCATCATGCCAATGGTGTTGACTCCGCGCGAGGCAAATATTTGATTTGCCTAAAGGACATTTCGGGCAACTCAAGATCAGAACCTTATGCTGCACTAAAACCCCCATCGGGAACACACAGACACCTTCATTCTGCTAACGAGAATAGACCAATCTTATCTGGCAATGCAGATCCGGTACAATATTCTACCGGAGGAAACACTCACATAAGACACAGGGGAATCCGACAACAGTTTATGATGGGATCTTATCAACTTTCGAACGTCGAGGGCAATGGAGATGAGAGAAACTGCTTTATGATAAACAAGAGGTGGAACTCAACCATGGATGACACAAATTCAATAACATGGATTTCCGGTTCTCATGGTAATCAAAATAGTGAAGACACCGATAAGTCACTAACTGGAGGGTATAGTTTATACACTTCTATGAAACTACACTCCCCCAACGGGAATGTCAACTGGCCCCTAAACGGGATTACATATCCGTCTGCTCAAGACTCTCAGGGACAACGAAATGAAAAATCAAATTTTGGATTAAGAATAAGGGCAAACACGGACAACACAGAACGATACGTTGAGATGACGTGGGACAAAGGATCGGGTATAAACAATATTATATCACAGGATGTGGGCCTGAAAAATGACTGGCATGTTGCAAGTGGAATATATGATAACCAGACCGATCCAACAAAGTGGAAATGCACCCTATATCATAACGGTCAATTGCAGGACGAAAAAACTGATGACGTTGACGCAGGTGATTTTCCGGTGCAGAGAATGAACTATAAGAGGATTTCCATCGGCGGTGGCCCCGGAGCATACGGTGGTGGACAGATAGAGAACACCAACCAATATACGTCCACAAACGGTGTTCATGAGGTGTTCGTTTTTGACGATGCGTTGTCCACACAGAGGAACGGACAAATGAATGCTTATTTGTGCGATAGATTGAATTTGGATTTGTCCTCTTCGTTTGAATACTCTCAGTTTGCCGGTGACAAGCGAGGTGCAAAAGGAGCTGCATTCGAGCACGCTTCTCTTACAAATCCAATCACTGGCAGTGTTGCAGCAAGACAATACCAGCAGTGGAAAACCACTGCACCCATGATTACTTTGCAACACGAAACAGCTGCTGGATGCTTTGCAGGTTACGGCCTTGACGGAGGGGTCTACTATAATCCAAAAAGCACAAAGGCAATTTCCCTAAGAATGTGGGTAAGGGCAACTAACCTGAACCATGCGAATCATGACGGAAGCCACGCTGCCCTCATAGCAAAAGCATCTTCTCCCTGGGGGCATAAGATGGATCATATTAAGGGATATGCCTTAAAATTTGGAACATTCAACAATGGAGCAGATACAGGTGATGCCCCTTCTTTTAGGTTGTCCTTGAGAAACTCCGATAGATGGACTGATGGAGAGACAACTGGGGGGTTTTCTGATATTGCTGTAACCAACAACGCCGGGGGAACACCCGCAAACATCACAACACCAGCTATAGACACATGGTATTGCATGAGATTAGATATTGTTCCATACGGGAACATATACGATCAGATAAAGGCATACGTTTCCACGGGGACAACGTGGTATCAGCTGGGAAAGACACAGACTATAAGATCAGAGAGTAAGAATTATAGACACTGGTTTGACAACCCAATAGTCCCCACAGGACACAACGTCAACAACGGAATTTACAATGGATATTATGTAGCAATGAGTTCCAGTACTGGGACAACAATTACGACATCATATTATATAGACAGATTTGAACTTAGAACCGACTCGGTACAATAAACATTTTGGAGGATTTATAAAATGGCAAAATCAGACTTCTTTTTCGTGGGCACCCCGCACGATCCACGTTCAATTTCGGGATCAGATCCCTTCACCTCTCATGGTAGTGCGAGACTTGCGGTATGGTACAACTGCGACAAAGGCAACATCGATGCTCTACAGAGGAGCAATCTTGCCGCATCGAACAACGACAGGGCAAATAAGCTTAGGAGATGGAAGGATATTTCCGGAAACTCGAATAGACCAACAGGCACCCAAAGACATCTTCATGTTTTCGACGAATTTAGACCTGTTCTAACCGGTGCTTATGTTCCTATTGGCACCCGTGGTGGTGACATTACTAAAAACCAAATGCCAATCGGCGGTGACAACATGAGGTACTTAATGGGATCCCAAAACCAACAGGGCAGTTTTGCTTGGGGTATTGGAAATGTCCCGTGGCAAAGAGATGCAGATGATACCAACTTCAGTCACATGAATAGTCTTGATGCCCCCTCAAACGGATGGGTTACAGGTTCCACTTCAGCACCGTCAGCGGTTTCGACTTTACATAGAGCCGAAGGTCAACTTTCAGGCGGAATAACAAATTTTACACTAATGCGGCCTGGCACAGACTCAAGCGATTACGAATATACCAATTTTTGTGGAATTTCGTATCCATTCATGTGGACCAAACAAACCGGTGATAACAATGCCGACGGAGTTGGATCTGGTGGAGCAGGATTTAGAATCAACTCTGGCAGAAATGCGGGAAGTAATCTAACTAGATTCAATATGTTCTGGTCCAAAAACCAAAATGTTTCCGAGAACAACTGGACTTGGAACTATAACTATTATGGCAACTACATCAGGAGAATCGATACCGAATACATATATAGCGTAAAGCAATTTCATCCTGTTTCTTGTAGATATGATGCGTTGCAACACCTGGGCAAAACCGCAACCGTCCTAAAGGACGACACTGATTGGCTTTGTCAACTCCATGTCAACGGATACTTGGCCAACCAAAAAAGTGGCAGTCTTCGCGGGGGCAACACCGTTCACACCCCAATGAATCTGCCAGCAAAATACAGAGGTGTGAAAGTCGGTGGTGCTTATCACCAAGCAGATCAATATCAAGGCGGTGGATATCAGGAATATAGTAATGATTCTCATACGGCAAACATGGCAGGTTTCGGACCAGCGGTATCAGAGATTGCTTGCTATGATGATTGTCTTTCCGATGTCAGATATCAGCAAATTCAAAGATATTTCGCAGACAGAATTCAAACAACTATGTCCTCTTCTGCTGGTGATACCAATTATGAATATCTTTCTGAATTCGTGGGAGGACCAGAGGGGACATCCACTGCAAGAACATCTCTATCGGATCCTTTGAGTGCCCTACAGGGCGGTACATATCATCGAGAATACAAGCAGGCAAATATGCCAACTACGAATTATCATGAAACTGCCGCTGGTGTATGGGCAAAATCAACTGTCTCACAATCTGCACCCAACACATCATATAATGCTGGTGCTTTTTATGAAATTCCAAGCACAAAAGCAATTTCTATGAGGGCATTTGTGAGATGCACCGGCACTAATCACGCAAAACATGATGGTAGTCAAATTGCTCTTGTAGCAAAAGCAACATCACAATTCGGTCACAAATTGGATCACATCAAGGGATATGCCGTAAAGTTTGGCAACTTTAAAGATGGTGCTAATGTCTCTGGTGCCCCAAAAATTAGACTGAGTTTGCGAAACTCTGATCAGTATCTGGACGGATCCACCACAGACAGTTGTGGAGATATTGATTTGACTCAAGGAAATGTCGGTAGCAGTGGCACTCTTGCGGTCGATAAGTGGTATCAGATTAGGATGGATGTCATCCCATCAGGATACTCTTATGATATTATCAGGGTGTATGCTCGAAACGATGACGATGCCACATGGAGGCAAATGGGTGATGCATCAAGCAACACGGAATGGAAGGTATATAACAACGATCCAAACTATCGATATTGGGCAGATGACACCTCTCCAAAGAGAAGGGTCAGATCTCCAAACGGAATCTGTCAAGGTTATTGGGTCACTATGAAGTCTAACGATGGCAACAAGCTTGCCACCACAAAATACTTCATTGACGGGTTTGAAATTTTAACTGACACTATATAAGATAGTGTTTTATTTAGATTTAGGGGGGAAGATATGGCAACGAAAAGAGGAATACAAGTTGTTTCGGGAAGTACTACGATTCACAAATTCCTGGATGATGGCACTGTTGTCTTAGGCAACAATATTTCCGGGTTTCAATTGGGAATTTCGGGAAGTGCCGTACTGGGGAGGACGACCAACAATGTTTCCGATGTCACAAAGATAAATGGTGTGTTGAGAATACCAAGGTATAGTGCAACAGTTTCGACTGATGTCACTATTTTAAATACCTTGGCAGCATCACCATCAAGTTATAATGGATACATTATATATCTAAATTCAACTGGCATGGTAGCAGGCACAAATGTGGGGGGTGTGGTTATAACTGCCACGGCACAATCGCACTTCCCGCAAGGACATAGATGGTACTTTTGCAGAAACGGAGTTTGGGATCCAGACAAGTTTTTATAAATTTTTAAAATGTAGTTTACTACAAAACAAATTAACATGTTCTTAATTGAACGGAGGGATAAAATATGGCAGCTAGAGGCTTAGCGGTAATTACAGGGGCGAGTGATCAGGTATTCTCGTTCCTGGATGACGGAACCGCAAAAATGAAAGTAAAAGGAGATGGGGCCAATCTTGCCTCGCGACCAGCAATGGTTTCGGGTTCGATTGTGATCTCCAATAACGCAGACGGTACTCTCGTCTCTAAAAAATTGAGACATCCAGAAATGGCAACACTAATTGGTGTTTCCAGTTCTAACTCAACACTTCAGACCGAACTTGATAGCAGGAACGGTATGAGTCACGCACTAACTTGGGTCTATGAACAGGCATCAAGCAATGCAAATTTGAATGTCGGGACCGCTGAAACGGCCGCCTGGCAATCGATTAATTTAAGCACTGAGGCACTTGGTCTTTCTGGTAGTACCGGAATTACAACTACCTTGGGAACAAACAAAGTAACTTTTTCTTTGGATGCTGACTTGGTTGCACTTGCAGATTGTCAAGCTAACGCAGCAGCTGCGTTGGCAGATTTGACGCAAGCAGAGGTTCTAACTATTGATGGAGCAACTGCGGGTACAGCAGTCGCATCTAAGGCAGTAGTTCTCGACGGTAGTAAAAACATTGCAACTCTGGGAACAGTTGGTTGTGGTGCGATTACATCAACTGGCACTTCTACTTTCGCTGGTGGAATTACACCTGCGGCGGACGATGGTGCAGCACTTGGTGCCGCAGCCAAAAACTGGTCTGACCTTTACTTGGCAGATGCAGCGGTCATCAACTTGGGAGACAATCAGGATGTTACTTTGACTCACGTTCATGACACTGGTCTGTTATTGAATAGTTCAAGAAAACTTCAGTTTGGTGATGCAGGCACATTCATTCATCAGTCAGCTGATGGTGTCTTGACCATCGAATCTGATACGACTGTGGACATCAACGGTGCAGTTGTTATGAACGGTGCTCTTACGGGACTTACCTCCCTCAACGTGGCTGGTACTATAACTGGAGCAACCTCTCTTACGATTGGTTCTGCTGCTTTGACAGAGGCTGAACTAGAGAAGTTGGACGGTATCACTAATGGTACTGCGGCCGCAAACAAGGCACTTGTTGCCGACGGCAATGTAGATATTACTGGTCTTAGAAACCTTACTGCCACTGGAGCAGTTACTGGTGATAGCCTAGTGGTAACTGAAGGTGCTACTTTCGGCGGAGGTTACGGTTCTACTGGAGCAACTATCTCTACTGCTGGTGTGATTCAGGCAAACGGTGCAATCACTGCTGGCGGCAACGTCACTGCTGTCGGTTCCTTCGTCATCGGTTCTGCCGATATGAGTGAAGCTGACTTGGAAAAGCTGGATGGTATCACTAATGGTACTGCCGCGGCATCAAAAGCAGTTGTACTTGATGCGAGCAAAGACATTACTGGCATAAATGATCTTACTGCTGCTAAAATTGTTACTACTGGCAACCTCCACGTTGGTGGAAATCTGGTAGTTTCTGGTTCAACAACTGTAATAAACTCAACTGTTACGACTATTGATGATCCCATTATGACCTTGGGTGGTGATACTGCTCCAGGTTCGGATGATAACAAAGATAGAGGTATCGAGTTTAGATATTACGATTCTCAGGCAAGACTTGGCTTCTTTGGATATGATGACAGTCTGGGTGTTCTTACCGGATACACTGCTGCAACAAATACCAGTGAAGTTTTCAGTGGTACAGCAATGGGTGCTCTTTTCGGAGCAACTACTGTGGCAAGTTTGACCAATACAGCTGGTGCAACATTCGGTGGAGGTTACGGCTCGACCGGAGCAACTATCTCTACTGCTGGTGTCGGTCAGTTCAACGGTGCTTTGACTACTGATGGTGCATTAACCGGTGACAGTTTGGTGATAACTGAAGGTGCCACTTTCGGTGGTGGCTACGGTTCAACCGGTGTCACTATTTCGACTGCTGGTGTGGTTCAAGCAAATGGTGCAATCACTTCTGGTGGAGCAATCACTGCTGGCGGTAACGTCACTGCTGTAGGTTCTTTCATTATTGGTTCTGCTGACTTGAATGAAGCTGATTTGGAAAAGTTGGACGGCATTACTAATGGTACTGCTGCTGCAAACAAGGCAGTTGTCCTTGACGGTAGTAAGAACATTGGTACTATTGGAACAGTTGCTTGTGGTGCAATCACCTCAAGTGGAAACTCCTCAATGGCACAACTCACAACGTCTGGTAGAGTTATTGTTGATGATACAACTGACGCAACTGACACGACTGACGGTTCTTTACAGACCGACGGTGGATTGTCCGTTGCAAAAGATGCAGTCATTGGTGATGATCTTATGTTGTTGTCAGATGCAGCTGTCGTTCACTTTGGTGCATCCAAGGAAGTTACCCTGACTCACGTTGCTGACAAGGGACTTACGTTGACGCATACTGGAACTGGTGATAACTTGCCTGTCGTTTTTCAGTTGAAGTCCGAAGAAGATGTAGTCGAGACTGGAGAAGTTATTGCTTCGATGGAATTTGCTGCTGGTGACTCAGACGGTACTGATGGTGCAACAGTCGCTGCTGGTATTCACGCAATCGCAGAAGAAAACTTTGCCGCAGATGCTAACGCTACGAAGTTGGTATTTACGACAGCCGATTCTGAAACTGCTGCTGCTTCAGCAACTGCTAAGATGACATTAGCTTCTACTGGTAATTTGACCACAGCTGGTTCTGTAACCGCAGTCGGTTCTTTCATTATTGGTAGTGCTGACATGAGTGAGGCAGATCTTGAGAAGTTGGACGGCATTACTAACGGTACTGCTGCTGCAAACAAGGCACTTGTTGCTGATGGTAATGTAGACATTACTGGTCTTCGAAACGTGACTGGTACTGGAGCAGTTACTGCTGGCACCTCTTTCATTATCGGTTCTGCCGATCTGAATGAGGCCGACCTGGAAAAGTTGGATGGCATTACTAATGGTACTGCTGCTGCAAGCAAAGCACTTGTTGCTGACGCAAATGTAGACATTACTGGTCTTAGAAACGTGACTGGTACTGGAGCAGTTACTGCTGGCACCTCTTTCATTATCGGTTCTGCCGATCTGAACGAGACAGACTTGGAAAAGTTGGATGGCATTACTGACGGTACTGCTGCTGCGAACAAGGCAGTTGTCCTCGACGGTAGCAAGAACATTGGTACTATTGGAACAGTTGCTTGTGGTGCAATCACCTCAACTGGCGCAAGTTCTTTTGGTGCAACTACGTTAGCAAGTCTAGTCAACACTGCTGGTGCTACTTTTGGTGGAGGTTACGGCTCGACCGGAGCAACTATCTCTACTGCTGGTGTTGGAACATTCAACGGTGCTTTGACTACTGATGGTGTACTAACTGGTGATAGTCTCGTGGTAACTGAGGGTGCTACTTTTGGTGGCGGTTACGGTTCAACTGGTGTTACTATCTCTACTGCTGGTGTAGTTCAGGCAAACGGTGCAATCACTTCAGGTGGAGCAATCACTGCTGGTGGCAATGTCACTGCTGTAGGTTCTTTCATTATTGGTTCTGCTGACTTGAATGAAGCTGATTTGGAAAAGTTGGACGGCATTACTAATGGTACTGCTGCTGCAAACAAGGCACTTGTTGCTGACGGAAATGTAGACATTACTGGTCTTAGAAACCTTACCTCAACTGGGAACGTCACTGTAGGTGGCAACCTGACTGTAAACGGAACTACAACTACCGTAAACAGCACAACCGTAACTATCGATGATCCAATCTTTACTTTGGGTGGTGATACTGCTCCAGGTTCGGATGATAACAAAGATAGAGGTATCGAGTTTAGATACCACGACGGTTCTAGTGCGAGAGTGGGATTCTTTGGTTATGACGACAGTGCTGGATTGTTTACTGGTTTCACTGCTGCGACTAACAACACGGAAGTGTTTAGTGGTACAGCAATGAATGCATCTTTCGGTACAACGAAGGTTACTAAGTTGGAGATTGATGGAACAGGAGATTACATTGATGTCTCAACAGACCTCACACTTGTATCTGCTGCTGACATCAAGTTAGATCCTACTGGTGGAGATGTCCAGATTGATGGTAACATTCTTCCTACTACCAACTCAGACTTGGGTAGTGCTTCTTACCTCCTCGGTGATGTTTACATCAACGACGACAAGAAGTTGAAGTTCGGTGCGAGTGCTGACTTCACTATCGAGTATGACGAAGATAGTCAGGATGTTGCTCAGTTTGCTGGAGCTAACATGCGATTAGGTCATGGTGCTGCAACAGAACTCCAATTCCGTGATTCCGGTTTGAAGATTTATTCTTCTGCTGATGGTCAATTGGACATTGATTCTGATGGTGAACTTGAACTTGCTGCTACTACAATCCTCGATATGGACGGTGCTACAGTAAACCTCAATTCATCCGGTGCGACAACAGTAACCTCCGGAACAAACATGATCCTTCAGTCAACTGCTGGTAATGTTACGGTTCTGGCAACGGGTACTGACGACAAGGTTGTTATCAAAGGTGATCATGAATCTGGTGTTGCTGTCCATATTGACGGTGACGCAAATGCCGCTTCCATCGTTGATATCGATGCTGGTGAGTTAGATATTGATGCATCAGCTGGGATAAACATTACTTCTGCTGAAGCTCAACCTGATTCAGTCGTTCTTCATGCAAACAATGCTGCTGGTGGTATTGACTTGACGGTAAACAGTAATGTTATGTTGTCATTTGATGCTAACAGTGCTGACTTCGGTGCTTCTGCTGCTGCGGTAACTTTCGCAAGTACTGCTGCTGCAACTGGTGACGACACTGGTGCAATTCAGACTCAAGGTGGTATCTATGCTAAGGAAAGTATTTACCTTTCCGGTAGTACAAGTAGAATTGCTACTCTTGGCTCCATGTACGGCAGTAACACTACTTACGCAGATGGTGCCTTCGCGAATGAAAACCAAGTTGTCCACATCGGTGGTGCTTTGGGATTGTACAACGTAGACGGTGGCACTCTCAACGGTAAAGCTGCCCTAGAAGGGTTGTCGAACCAAACTAATCTGGATGCAGGTACTTACAACGGTAGAATTATCTACTTGAGAAGAGCATACACCAGATCTGGCACGAGTGCGATCCACTATAAGGCCGCAGACAACTTCGATACTGCAAATAAGTTCTATTTTTGCGAGAACGGAGAATGGCATTCCTCAGTGTTTGCTGCTGCTGAAGAGTAATAGATAAGTAAAAAATAATAAAATTACCAACCCGGCTCCTTGTGAGTCGGGTTTTTTTTTGTAAAAAGGACTTTTGTGTTATTATCCTACTATTTACAAGGTATAGTATTATTTCCAAGGAGATCCGCACATGAGCACACTATTAGAAGAAGCAATCGTTGATGCCAAAGCACTTAGAGAGGCTGCAATGAAAACTGCTGAAAAATCAATCATTGAGAAGTATTCTGACGAAGTTAAGAAGGGTATTGATGCCATTTTGGAGGCAGAGATAGATATGGATAATGCCACATCTGTGAACCCCATTGATGATATGCCACTCGCCGCAACAGCAGGAGAGAACACTTGTGCATGTCCCGAAGAGGACGAGGAGATCGAAATTAATCTTTCGGACCTGGCAGACCTGGCATCCGATGAGGAATCCAGCATCGACGACATGGAGTCAACTGAGACTGCCCTTGGAGATCTGCCACCCGACGAAGAGGAAGAGGAAGATGAACTCATGGAAGATGATATTGTCGCACAGATCCTTTCTGCCCTCAACGAAAAAGAGGAGCCAAAGGTGAAAGCAGAAGAGATGAAGGTGTCTGATCAGCACAAGATGCCACCAATGGAAGACACGGAACCAATGGCACGAGCACAAGAACTCGAAGAAGAGAGAGTTGAAGATGAAGATAGTGAAGTCACCGATGACGATGATGAAGAAAAGAACGAAAATCTAAACCTCGCAAACGAATTTACCAAACTCCAAGAGTCAATTAATACTCTAGGAAATGATAATAAAAACCTCAAAACTTCCAACGCAAAAATCGTTGAAGAAAATGAGAAACTAAGGGGAACACTTCAAGAACTAAACGAAGTGTTCGAAGACTTGCTTTTGCAAAACGCAAAACTTGTCTACACCAACAAAACTTTAGAAGTCAGCTCCCTGAATGAGCGGCAGAAAGAGAAAATTGTTGGTGCAATCAGGGAAACCAACACGCCTGAAGAGGCAAAGGTCGTTTATGAAACACTGCAAAGTGCCGTTGGTACTGGCAGCTCTCGTACTCCTCAAACTTTGAGTGAGGTTACGAGCAGAAACAACCAAAAGATGGTTTCTCGCAAAAACACCAACAATGATAATCAAATGCCTGTCGCTACAAGGTGGAAAGCCTTGGCAGGGATAAAATAAACTACAAAACAGGAGATACTTAAAATGTCTATTTTAGAAAAATTAACTGAAGGTATTGTAGATCGTAACCTCAATGCAGAGGGAGCTGCAATTCGTTCAAAATGGGAAGCCTCTGGTCTTCTCGAAGGTCTTAAAGACCGCAACAAAGATTCAATGGCAACATTGTTAGAGAATCAAGCAAAGGAACTGCTTCGTGAAGCATCTGCTATGTCCAGTGGTGACGTAGAAGGTTTCGCAGCAGTCGCATTTCCAATCGTTCGTCGTGTATTCGGTGGATTGATTGCTAACGACTTAGTGTCGGTACAACCTATGAGTTTGCCTTCCGGTCTTATCTTCTTCTTGGATTTCACCAAGACTGACAATGATAAGCTTGGTCCAAAAGGTGATCAAAACAACTCACTTTATGGTGGTGGTAAAGTCGGTAAAGGCATCGTTGACGGTGTTGATCTGACTGGTGCCAACGCAGAAAAGGGTCTTTATAACCTTAATAATGGTTATTCCGCACCTACGGGTTCATTGAGTGTTACGATTGCTGCCGGTGCCGATATCGGTTCTAGTACAGCAATTGCATCATTGACTGATGCCCACAAGAAACGTCTTGACCATGATGCTGACTTGTTGAGTGGAGCACCCTTTACTCACGTTTTTGAAATGAAGTGCGAAATCACTGGTGCATCTGATCTTGACTTGAATAACTTGAGAGCAGCAGAATTTGTTACTGCCACCAATGGTGGAACTGTCATTCGTCGTTTGACGAAGAAGTTGTCTGCTACTGAGATTAGTTTCATTTGTGCTCGTGCAGGTGCCGTTACTACCAGTGCTGGTACTCGTGTCATGACCTACCCCTCATTGGATAACATCACTACTGGTGGTGCTACTGGTGCCTTAGTTGGTTCCACTCCGTGGGGTCTTGAAGGTACTGACACCACTGGCAACACTGGTGTCAACAACGACATTGCAGAGATTGACATCAAAGTAGACAGTATTGCTGTTACTGCTCAAACTCGCAAGTTGAAAGCAAAGTGGACTCCAGAATTAGGACAAGACTTGAATGCTTATCACAACCTCGACGCCGAAGTTGAATTGACCAACGTCCTTTCCGAGCATATCGGTTTGGAAATTGATCAAGAAATCTTGGGTGATTTGGTCCGTGGTGCTACCGCAGGTAAGTATCATTGGTCCCGTCGTCCTGGTAAGTTCGTAAATCGTGATACTGGTGCTGCCATCGAAGATTGGAGTTCTGGTGGTATTGATGCCAACGCCAACCTCTTAGGTGGTGATTTTACTGGTACTGTCAGTGAGTGGTACGAGACTCTTCTCGAAACCATCAACGACGTATCTGCTCAAATCCATCGCAAGACCTTAAAGGGTGGTGCTAACTTCTTGGTGGTTTCACCAGAAGCAGCTAACATCCTTGAGTTCACCGCTGGTTTCAAAGCAAAAGTTTCTCATGATGACGACAAAGGCACCGCAGGTGCTGTCAACGTCGGCAGCTTGAGCAGCAAGTTGGAGATCTATGTTGATCCTTACTTCCCTCGTAATGTCGTCTTGGTTGGACGTAAAGGCAGTAGCTTCCTCGAAAGTGGATATGTTTATGCCCCTTATGTTCCATTGCAAGTGACTCCCACCATTTTCGGTACTGAAGATTTCGTACCAAGAAAAGGTGTGATGACACGTTATGCCAAGAAGATGGTACGTCCAGATATGTACGGTTTGGTTGTTATTGAAGACATGTTAGGTTAATAATAACACTAAATAAACAAATCTCAGAAAGCCCCGTCCTAGTGATGGGGTTTTTTGTTTCTATTTCCAATAAAAAAAACTACTTATTTTGAATACATCCGCGGAGGACTCATGAAATGGCACTACCCACACTAACCCCAAAAAGCAGAACAAGTGTTTCTGTACTACCAGTTACAGGAACGGCATCGAAGGTCGTTGGTGCTCTTGCTACTGGAGCATATAATACAGATCACTTCATTTCCGGTGCATTATCGCAAGTTACATACGTTTATAGAAAGTTAGGTGGAGATGTTCTCGACATAGAAATAAAAGAGGAAAATGTGTATGCTGCGTATGAAGAAGCATGTCTGGAGTATTCATACTTGGTCAACATTCACCAGAGCAAGAACATACTTTCAGATGTTCTCGGCAATACAACAGGATCCTTTGATCATAAGGGTAATATGATTGCCGGTCCACTATCCTCAAGTCTTGAGGGAACTCATGTTTCTCTCAAGTATCCCTCGTTTGACTTTGCATATGCGAGAAGGGTCGCAGATGGAATTTCCGAAGATGCAAACGTGGGAGGAAACAACACTGTCTACTCAGCTTCGTTTGATGTGAAGAGCGGTCAGCAAGATTACGATTTACAGAGTCTCATTTCTTCAAATGCACTTCATTCAGGATCTGTTGGCAACAAGAAGGTTCTAATAAAGAAGGTTTATTACAAAACCAAGAATGCTATGTGGAGATTTTACGGATACTATGGTGGTGTTGGTGTTGTCGGGAATATGTCAACTTACGGGCAGTATGCTGATGACAGTACGTTTGAGATAGTCCCAACTTGGCAAAATAAATTGCAAGCAATGTCTTACGAGGACACCATTTACACGAGAACAAGCCACTATGCATACGAATTGAGAAACAATAAATTAAGATTGTTTCCAACCCCCAGTCCCTCAATCGCAACAAAGATGTGGGTAGAATTTTCAATACCAGGGGACTCTTGGACAACAACTGAGAACGCCGATGTTGGATTGGATGGCATCAACAACATGAACACCCTTCCCTTCTCCAACATACCCTACAAGAATATAAACTCTATAGGAAAACAGTGGATTAGGAGATTTGCCCTTTCTTTGTGTAAGGAGACTCTTGGCCATGTTAGGGGAAAATTCGGAAACATACCAATTCCAGGAGAGTCGGTGACTCTTAACGGGACAGATCTAATTAATCAATCCAAAGAAGAGCAGAACCAACTTAGGGAAGAGATGAAAACCATCCTTGATGAGATGACCTACGGGAAACTCATGGAGGGAGATGCTCAGTTGGTCAGCAACGTGAGTGCCATTCAAGAAAAGATACCATTAAGCATATTCGTCGGATAGGAGGTCTAGATGTCAGATAACGATAACATCTGGAAACAACCGGAAGCTCCTCCACCCCCGTTGTTCACAGGGAAAAAAGAAAAAGACCTTGTAAAGCAAGTAACGGATGAACTCACCGAAAGAGTAATAAAGTCCGAAGTTGTTTATTATCCCATCAGTCTTAAACACAGCAACTACCACTCTTTGTATGGGGAGGCAGTAAGTAAGAGTTTTCTTCCTCCCGTAAAGATTAGTGCTTATGTCGAGAGGGAAGCAGAACAGACGACTGCAAATAATTTTGGATTAGATAAAAAGTCATCTATAACAATTCATTTTCACAAAAGAAGGATCACCGAAGATCAGAATCTTTTTGTAAGAGAGGGGGATTTTGTTTTATATGGAAACCATCATTATGAAATTACCTCTCTGGGGCAGCCTCGACCCCTATTCGGGCAAATAGATTCTCAGATTGAGATTGTGGCAACGTGTATCCGGGCCCGCGACGGTGTTTTCCCCGAAAGCAAGAAGGTAGAGTCCGACCCAACTGATCCGAGACTAACTGCTGCTCCTTGCGACCCCTTAAACGAGATTAATGTCTTGGACGGCACAGGCACCTCTACAGGAGGTTCGGGAGACACCCCTGTGGTGTGTGACGAAATTTCCAAACGTCCATTAAATCCACCACCACCACTCTTCACGGGGCAAAAATCAACAGACTTGGTAAAGCAGGTCAACGACGAGATGCTCGAACGAGTAATCGGTCAGCAAGTTGTCTATTTTCCTGTTAGTGTCGGCCACAGCAACTTTCATGATCTGTACGGTGAGTCAGTAAATAAGACTTTCCTTCCACCAATGCGAATTTTTGCTGCTGTATCGTGGGAGGGATCGGACACAACCTATACAAATCTTGGTATAGATAGAAGATCGCAGATTACAGTAAGGTTTCACAAGAGGAGGCTAGCAGAAGATCAGAACCTCTTTGTAAGAGAGGGTGACTTTGTTCTATACGGCAAGGTTCTCTATGAAATCACAACAGTTGGTCAACCAAGACAACTTTTCGGCCAAGTGGGGCAAAAGTTTGAGGTTGTTGCAACCTGCATCCGGGCCCGAGAGGGAGTGTTCCGACTTGCGAAACAGAAAGTGGATGGAAAAATAATTGACATGACCACATCCGAGCTGTGCGATAATGCAAACTTCGTAACAGGTGACGGTGAGGCCAATACCGGCCGCAATATTGGGAGTGGAGAGGGTTTATTTTCTGGAAAAGTTGGAAAAGAGTTGCGATTCAAGTCTCTTGTTGCAGGAAGCAACATTACCCTCAATTCAAGTACGAATGCGATCACAATTGCTTCTTCCGCAACTTTGACAGGATCTATAACAAACGCACTGACTGCTTCCCATGTTTTGGGATCAAATGTTTTCGGAGCAGTTGCCAATGCGACTAATGCTGTTACGGCACAGACAGCTTCATATGTTTCTGCTGCCAATGTCGTTGGAGCAGTCGCAAACGCAACCAATGCTGTTACGGCACAAACGGCAAGTTATGTCGTTACTGCCCAAACTGCAAGTTATTATGCGGAAACTGATACGTTACAAAGTGTAACCTCCAGAGGAGCAACAACTACTAACACCATTATCGCCACGGGCATTTCAGCATCTTTAAATATTTCCGCATCAAAGTTCTATGGAGATGGATCTAACATAACTGGAGTAACAGCAGAGTGGGACGGTAGTCACATTGGCAATGCCACCATTGAAGGAAACCTCAGTGCATCTTCTGCAATTTCTGCGGGGTCTTTTGTGGGAAAGGGAACTTCACTCACAAATCTGACTGCCGCAAACGTCGTGGGACAGGTTGCCTCTGCTTTGACTGCCTCCCATTCTCTTACTGCCTCGTATATTATGGGTTCCGGAGTAAGTGGCACTGTTGCTAGTGCGACAAGTGCAACGGACGCTTTGACTGCCTCATACATTCTTGGATCCAAGGTTGACGGAACTGTTGCGAGTGCCACTAATGCCGTCACTGCACAGACAGCTAGTTACTATGTGGAGACAGACACACTTCAAAGTGTGACCTCCAGAGGAGCAACAACGACAAGCACCTTGAATGTTGCAGGAATGTCTGCATCTGCTGGAATATCTGCCGGATCTTTCACTGGCAACGGATCGGCACTTACTAACATTTCTGCTGCAAACATCGTTGGCCAAGTTGCTTCTGCTTTGACTGCTTCTCATGTTTTGACAGCATCTTATGTGCTTGGGTCTGGTGTAGATGGTGCAGTTGCCAATGCAACAAGTGCGGTAAATGCCGCAACAGCATCCTACATTCAGGGATCCAGGGTTGTTGGCACCGTCGCAAATGCCACTAATGCTGTCACTGCCCAAACCGCAAGCTATTATGCTGAGACAGATACTCTACAAAGTGTGACTTCCAGGGGAGCAACAACTACTAGCACACTTATCGTTTCGGGCCTGTCGGCATCTATTAATGTCTCTGCATCCTCTTTTTATGGTGATGGTTCTAATTTAACAGGAATAGTCTCACAAACTGCCTCGTATGTTCGTGCCGAAAATGTCGATGGTGCCGTATCTAATGCGACAAATTCTCTGACAGCATCTTACGTTCTCGGATCAAGTGTGGTTGGTGCAGTTTCCAATGCAACAAGTGCGGTAAATGCCGCAACAGCATCCTACATTCAGGGTTCCAGGGTTGATGGTGCTGTTGCAAATGCTACTAATGCCGTCACTGCCCAAACTGCAAGCTATTATGCGGAAACAGACACCTTTCAGAGTGTAACTTCCAGAGGAGCAACAACCACAAATGCACTTGGAGTCAGCACTTTATCGGCATCTATGAATATATCTGCTTCGTCTTTTTACGGAGACGGATCAAACCTTACGGGCATCGTGGCAGAGTGGGATGGAACACACACAGGAGATGCAATCATCACCGGGAACTTGTCGGCATCAATGAGTATATCTGCTTCTGCATTTTCGGGAGATGGATCCAATTTAACTGGAGTGACTGCCGAATGGGACGGATCACATATCGGGAATGCTACTATTGACGGTCAACTTAGTGCATCATCTGGAATTTCTGCCTCTTCTTTTACAGGAAACGGATCTTCCCTTACGAACCTTTCTGCCGGAAACATCGTCGGCACAGTTGCTAATGCAACCAATGCAGTCACTGCACAGACGGCATCCTATGTTGTTGGTTCCAATGTCAATGGAGCTGTTGCTAATGCAACCAATGCAGTCACTGCACAGACGGCATCCTATGTTGTCACTGCACAGACAGCATCTTACTACGTCGAGAAGGATACGTTTCAATCTGTAACAAGTCGTGGTGCAACGTCAACATCAACATTGTCCGTTGCGGGATTATCCGCATCGGTGAATATATCCGCATCGGGATTTTATGGAGATGGTTCAAACCTTACCGGTGTTACTGCTGAATGGGACGGGAGTCACATTGGAAATGCAACCATTCAGGGGAACCTCTCATCTTCTGCCACCATCACCGCGACATCGTTTGTTGGTAGTGGAGCAGGGTTGACGGGTGTCACTGCTGAATGGGATGGATCGCATACTGGCAACGCCACGATCATTGGAAACTTGTCTGCATCGATAAACATGTCTGCATCAGCATTCTATGGTGATGGATCTAATCTTACTGGAATCTCAACAGCATCAACATTGGATCAGATAACTGACAACGGCAACACAACAACAAATGACATAACAGTTGGCAATCTCGTTGCTACTGGATTAACAGGTTCTTTAACCAAACTGAGAAACGGAAACCCATACCTTGTTGCGGGTTCTAATGTCACCTTGGTGACAGGATCTGGTGGTCAAGTAACTATCTCCTCCACCGGAGGTGGTGGTGGAGGTTCTACAACTATTGGAAATGCGGAGGATGGTTCTTATGCTGACGGACTTTTTACAGATTTTACTAGCAACACTCTTATTGGTGTCTCTATCGATAGGTTTAATGAAATTTTAAAGATACTTGCACCATCCCCGGCACCCGATGTGTCGAGGATAGATTGTGCCGACACTGGAGTTTCTGCGGAACTATCATTTGGTGCAGCAAATACAATATCAGGATATACGAATGTGACCACTCTTGATGGTTTTGCGGGATTGGATGTTAATGATACAATCCAAGTTCAGTCATCTGGCAACAATCTCCGCAGAGCAACATTCAACGGAGCTACTGTAATCAACGGAGAAGTAAACTTCCATGTTCCGACAGACACATATGACAACTCAGTTGTAAACTATCCTGCCGACTCATTTGGAAATGCGGAGGTAGGAGCACTTCAGTTGTTCGTAAACGGAGCATTACTCCACAGCATTGATTTAACATCAGACTCTATCGGTTCCGGTAATCCTGGAAGCGGAAATGGTAGTCACTTGAATGGTGCCGGTTCAGGGTTTTATAATGTCTCGACAACCTCGTCTGCACAAGATCGCAGTCAAAACAAGTTCAGTATCTTCCAGCACAGAACGGCAGATTATAAGGTTGCTGCCGCAAATCAGAGAAACGGGTGGAACTATGCAGAAGTGAAACACTCAGGATCTTGGGGATATAAAACAACCAACCATGTTCAGTGGGTAAACGATAATAACAGCAATGCCCTTACTGCAACAAACGCAAGATTCACAAGTGCAGCAGGCTCGGGAGCAAAATACCTCTCTGGTGTGAAATACTTCACCTCCGTAACGGCAAACTACCTTGTCGATGTCAACAATGCATATAAGAATGTATACACAACACAGAACATCTCATTTACAAACACGAACTGTACAATCTCCTCGCAAGCATTTCCGTCACTAAACACAGGTGCGGGTGAAGACGAGACGAAAGTATTGAGTATTACAGGAAGTGCAACATCTTCCGGAAATACCTTCCTCAGTGGCACACTCACTTCCAAGGTCAATGTTGCTCACCCACTCAAATCAGATCTCAACAATGCGGGAACAGCAAACCTAACAGGTCTTCTCATTTATAACATTTCAGGTAACTCAACCGCAGTTCGAGAGAGATTCAAGATAGAGACTTATCGCCTCGCATCTGGTTCATACGATAATCAGGGAGATGTTGATAGTGGAACTTGGAACTCCCAAACTCACATGACTGGTGGTGGCACTCATTCCGATGGATTACAGTTTTATAATGCCCGACTCTATTCACCACTCGCAACTTTGAATAATGGTGATTTCCGAGATGACAGTGAGGGTGGACCCCTTGGTGTTGCCCCCGCAGGAAATCCAAACTATTCTGGTGTGTCGGGATTAAGAACATTCTATAGATATTTTAGAAACTCCACTGGTGCAACAAAAAGAGATCTTGTTTTGACAATTGAAGGCAACTCCACCACAATAGTGCCAACAGGAACAGCACTGAACTCAGGCAGAATCAAGGCATTCATAAAGATTCCGGGAACAACGGGATGGATGGATGTTGCACAGGCATTTACTTATGACACCACCACTAACGGATCGGGAGCATATGTATTGAACTTCGACAACTCCCTCGATGCCACCAACTACATGTCATTTGGCACCAAGGGGGTTGCCAACGGTGATGACATTGTTTTGAAGGTAGAGGCAAACACATCGTGGACTGGATATGTTGATGACATCACTGTATCTTTTGGTGCAGGAACAGGTGCAGCCCCATCGCAAGCACCTGCACTTGATGATATTGATATTAATGATAACGGTGAGGACGTGAAGTTATCATTCGGTGCCTCAAAGAGTATCGGCGGGTATTCAAATGTTTCAACAAACACAGGAAACTCCGCCATCGACCTCAACGGGAACTTCCTAGACAGTGGAGACATTGCTGGAGTGTTCAACGGATCAGTCGTCATTGACGGTGAACTAAATGAAGATGTTGGTGCAAATACTCCGAGTTATGTTACTAACTCATTCAGAAATGGTGCTTTGGGAAGTTTGAAGTTAGAGGTAAACGGAGCAGTCGTTCACACAATCGACCTAACTAGCACATCAGTAGGTGCAGGCAATCCAGGATCGGGAACAGACACGGAAGTGAACGGCAACGGGTCGGGATTTGTAAGTTTGAGTATATTTGATGCAGGAAAGTATGCATCAAATAATCTACCTGATTATACGAAAACATACAGAACAGGAAAGTATCAAGTAGGGACAGCAGATCAGAGAAACGGATGGAACTATGCAAGAGTTCTACACTCAGGATCAACGATTGGTCAAACGGTGACAAACTATGTTGAGTGGGTAAACGATTCAGATAGTAATGCCTTGTCTGCTGCCGAAGTTACCATTGATGACTTCTCTGGAAGCACTTTTTACTCCATGTCGGGAGTCAGATACTTCACAGCATGTTCCTCATCTTATCGGTATGCCGTTTCCAATGCCCATAAGAACGTATACTACAGACTTAGTGATGCCATCAGTTTCCCCACGACAACAAACACTACTGCAACAAAGATAACCACAAACGGAACCGGACTTGCATCACCGGGAACAACAAACGGATCAACAAAAGCAATGCCATCATTGGCAACAACTGCAAACTCTCAGAATCAGGTCATGTTTGTTACGGGCACGATTTCGTTTGATCCGTCTACATCTCTAGTTGGAGCACATGCATCGGTTTCCCATACAGCATCGGTAAATTCTAGAGTAAAGCACCCCATGAAGTCAAATCTCACAACATCTACATTGAGCAAACACAGCTTCTTGGTATTCAGTGGAAGTGAGAGCGGAAACTTGAACACTAACGAGCCAATGGATGGAGAGGTATTTAGACTTCAATCAGGGGCGTATGCAAATCAGGCAAGTGTCACCAATGCTGGTAACAAGTGGAACTCCACAGTGAGTGTCAACGATGTGGGATCATATGCAACATACTCTAACGGATTAGCTATCTACAGTGGTCGTCTTGTGTCACCCTCAAAAGGAGGGTTGAACGGAGATTATCGATCTGTTGCCAACTCAGGTCAATTACAGGCACCAACAGGCAACCCCAACTACTCTACCTTAACGACTGCAACGAGAGAATATTATCGTTATTTCCGATCAAATCAGGTTGGTGACGTTTCTCTTGCAACTGTCACTCTCTATGGTGATGCCAACCTCGTCGCAAAAGGTGGTGCTTTCAATCTTGGTTCTCCGGGGGCAAATAAGAACATTCATTGTGAGGTGAAGATTCCCGGAGATACAGGTTGGTTAGATATGGCACGTCCAGCATCAGTTTCCGAAGACATCACTCAAAATGTCGGTGGATTCAATGGAGGAGGCGGAGATGTGAACCAAACTGTAGATGCAGACGGCACTGCTTATGGTATAAACTTCCGAACTGCAACACTGGATGGCACTTCGGGAGGAAATGCTGACTATTTAGTAGTAAGGATAACCGCGCACAAAGGCTGGACGGGATATTTGTCTCGAATATCTTTTGTATATGGATCATAGTTATAAAGTATGGCAGGAAAATCTAATCTAACAGCAACTCTTTTCTCGCAAAAGAAATTACTAGGAAGAGCACACACATCGAACCTCAAGTCCGATGCTCAGGAGGCAATACCCTCAAACATACAGGTGTCCTCTCAGACGATCTTCGGACAGTCGATCCCCGACAACCCCGCACAGACTCTCTACTTGATGCAAAGTGCCAGTGCGGGATCTGCGGCTACTGTGGAATACGTTGACTTCATAGTTCAAGCTATTGGCGGAACATCGTATGACGCAAACACTGGTTCGTTTGGGCAGGTCGGTTTCGGCGGCGGCGACGAAGATACTGCGGCCGGAACACATGGATATAAACTCGTGATGACGGGCAACTACGAGGCACTTTCAAGCAATTCATATAAAGGAAACGGGTACTACGATAACAATAAAGTTGTTTACGAGACACTAGGGAAGGTCCAACTTGTTCCTCCCAACTTCTCAAACCAAGGAGCAAACCCATACTTTTTAAAACTCTACAAAGGTGATCCGACTGATGCAACAAATGAGATTACATCACTTGATGAGACGGATTGGCAAATAGACTACTACAGTGGTATCATCTTTTTACAAGATTATCGAAATGATCGAGTCCCAACCCATGCTAGGGGATTTCTTTATGTAGGGAAGATGACAGTTGACGTGACGGGTTCAGGTGGAGGAAGCAGTTTAACTCTCAACAATGGGGCAGACAATAGGATCTTGACGGGAGTTAATGGGACTACGATGCAGGGTGAGGCAAACCTCACCTTTGATGGCAACACACTGAACGTCAACTCAACCACCGGTGGTGTTGTTATACCGAGAATGACGACGACACAGAGAAATTCTATCACTGCTGCAAACGGGACAATGATCTACAACACAACAGATAACGCATTCCAGTTTTACCAAAACGGATCGTGGGCACTTCTAGGTTCCGGTGGAGGTGGTGGAGACACTATAATTTCAGTTGGTAATGGTGTTCTGTCCATTGCAGACGATGGCCCCGGAGGAACCTTCAGGGCACTTTTGGATAAATATCATGTCAGTGCAAGCAGTTATGCCAGTAAGATTATTTATCTTGCCTCAACGGGATCAAGTCCTGTGGACTCTTTTCGTTTGCCGAGAAAGTTCTATTTCAATGAGAACGGTGTTTGGCATCCAAGTCCATTCTTTAGTGAAAGTGAGATCGTTGCCACCACAGCAAGTCTAGAGATGCCAGACCTTCATGATGTTTTGCACCTGAATGGTTCTGATACGGAAGACAGAGCAATATTGACAGGATTTTATAACAACTCATCCTCTTTTTCCGGCCGAGTCGTCTATCTATCGAACACAGGCTCCAGTGCAGTCGGTCCATTTACCACTCAAAATAAGTACTACTTTAACGAAAACGGAGTATGGTTCAAGAGCCCCTTTGGTTCGGGTTGAACTATTTAGAATATGACTAAAAAAGAAGAAGGTGTGTTGGCACTTGAACCATCAAAAATAGAGACTGTGGACTTTGCCTTGTTTGGGTGGGTTAAAGAAGATATGGACATACACTCAACCACCAACAAGGGATTTAAGAAAGTCCCAGTAATATGGGTAAGCGGAGAGAGATCTTATCAGATAAAAAACCACAAAGAATTGAGAGATTCGGAAGGTTCACTGATCTTTCCGGTTATCTCTGTTGAGAGAACGGGGATAAACAAAGACCCATCCAGAAGAGGATCTCTACAGGCATACATGCCACCGATTAATAAGTATAATAATTTTACCTACTATACTCACGGTAAAATAAATCAAGAAAAAACATCCAAATTTGCATCAAGCAATGCTAAAAGGATTTACAAGCAAGATAATTTCCGTTTTGAAAATTCTAATGTTGTGGAGAATTCTTATTTTATAAAATCTCCTACCTATGTTGACATGAGCTACCTCATTACTTTGAGGACAGAATATCAGCAACAGATGAATGAGATGTTGCAGCCATTTATAACTAAGACTGGAAATATAAACAGTTTTTTGATTAAAAAAGATGGACACCACTATGAGGCATTTATACAGCCAGACTTCTCTTTTTCGAACAATGTTTCTTCTGTGGACCAGGAGGAGAGAATTTACCAAACGGCTATAACAATCAATGTATTAGGATACCTATATGGTCAAGATACAAACGATAGTGAACCAAAAATTTTAAAACAAGAAGGTGTCGCGAAGATTAAAATCACTGGAGAGAGGGAATCCGTGTCGGATTCAAGAGTAAAGAAAGTGTGATAAACCCTTCCTTTGGAAAATAAAAATACTATTTAGTAAGTGACAGTAAAACAATTGTCGTATAGGCACACATAAGGAGATAGTTGAAAATGGCAGATTCAAGAAAATTTAGATTTGTATCCCCCGGAGTTTTCCTCGATGAAATCGATAAATCTCAACTCCCAAAAACACCACAGGACATTGGTCCCGTAGTTGTCGGTAGAACCCTCAGAGGTCCAGGACTGAAACCAATTAGAGTTACCTCGATGGCAGAGTTTGAGGCAGTATTTGGAAGTCCCGTTGCCGGAGGTGAGACTGGGGATGTGTGGAGAAACGGTAATAAAACCTCTCCTATGTATGCCACTTATGCGGCACAAGCATGGTTGAAAAATTCCAGCGCATTAACAGTTGTTAGATTATTGGGAGCAAAACATCCAGAGGCAGACACCAACGGTGCCGCAGGGTGGTCGGTAAAAGCTCCTGGAAACAACACCAGTACTCATGGTGGGGCTTACGGCCTTTTCATCATGCCCTCTGGTTCCGGAGCATCAATTGATGCCCAACTTGCAGCAGTCTGGTATCTTGATGGAGGATATGTCAAACTCCAGGGAAGTTACGCATCAGGAGACGCCAGTGCCGACGGTGTTGGTACGGTTGTTCGTTCTTCTGGTGGAGACTTCCAGTTCAAGGCAGTTATCGGCAAGGGCAATGCTACGACATTGACTTCCTCATTTGACCTGAACCCAAATTCAGATCTTTATATTAGAAAAGTTTTCAATACAGACCCAACCATGCTGGGTGACATCAACACAGCAAAGTCAGACTATTTCTTGGGTGAAACTTTTGAGAGAGACATCTATGATACAGTCGGTGTTGCCAATGCTCAGTCGGGCAAAGCACTTGCTGTTGTCCTTCCGATTAAGAATGGACATACACACGAGAGAGCAGTAACTTCTGCACGTTCAGGTATCGTAATCGCACAGGATTTGACAACAAACTGGGCTGGATATGCGGCCGCCTCTCAGGAAGAGTTATTCACACTTGTTGCTCTGGATGAAGGGGAGGAAGCACAACGAAAAGTTAAACTTTCCATTTCCGACATCAAAGCTTCTTTAGATCCCAAGAACGATCCCTATGGAACCTTCACCGTTGAAGTCCGAGACATTAACGATCACGATGGAAACAAAAAACCTTTGGAATCTTTTACTGGTTGTAATCTCAATCCGAATTCTCCAAATTTCCTTGCAGCAAAAGTTGGTGACAAGTATCGAACATGGGACAACACAAAGAGGAGATATAATGTATATGGTGATTACAACAATCAATCGAAATACATCCGAGTTGACTTGAAGGAGAAGGTTGCTAATGGTGGGTTAAATCCACTATCCCTACCTTTCGGTTTTAAAGGTCCAACTAGACTCTCTTCCACATCTATTACTGCTGGACAAGGTGGCACCGTCACTGGAACAACTGTTCACGGTGCCAATGACTTGGCAGCAAGTATTGTCAAGCCCGGTGGATTGGATAACTGCAACTTGGTAGTTTCCTCCTCGGTCGGTGCAACACTATCCACGGTTGTTTGCAAGTTCCCCCGAATCTCACTTAGAACATCAAGTTCTGATGGCGGATTGACAGATCCTTCGGCTGCCTATTTTGGATTCGATTCAACGGAGAGAACTACCAATAAGTTTGAAAAGAGTAACCTTGATTTGCTGAGAGCAAAACCAAGTTTTTATGATTCCTTTGATGGTTCCCAAGCAGGTGTCGAGCATCAAACAACTTTTACACTGGATGACGTTAGATACGTCTCAAGTTCAGTTGCCGTCCAACCCGACGGAGTTTATCTTGCAGGTTCCCGAACCGCAGGTCTTTCTATTACGGCAAACACCAGTGCCACTAAGATTCCAACCGGAGGGTACAGCGGATCCTATACTGCTGTCCTCGACGCAGGTTTCGATTCATTCACGATGCCACTCTTCGGTGGTTCTGACGGACTCGACATCAAGGAAAGAGATCCTTTCCGCAATACCCTCCTCACTGGCAAGTCGGAAACTAACAGTTCTCCGTTCCACTCTCTCAAGAGAGCAATCGACTCTGTGTCGGACTCGGAGGTGGTAGAGATGAATGCTGCATGTGTTCCGGGAATTACGAACACCAGCATTACTGACCACTTGATTCAAACTTGCGAGAACAGAGCAGATTCCTTGGCCATCATCGACCTTCCAGGTGGATATGAGCCAACGCACGAATCAACTTCTACTGCCGCAACGAGACAAGGTTCTGTTGACTCGGTAGTGAATAAGTTGAAGAATCGTGGATTGAACACGAGTTATGCTTGTGCATTCCATCCTTGGGTGCAAGTACGTGATACAGCAGGTCCAGGTACCTTGATTTGGATGCCACCTTCCATCGCAGCATTGGGAACTTTCTCAACGACTGATAAGGTAGCAGCACCTTGGTTCGCACCAGCAGGATTCACCAGAGGTGGATTGACTGATGGAGCAGCAGGTGTACCGGTTGTCGGCGTGCGTGAGCAACTCTCCAGAAAAGAGAGAGATAAACTCTATGAAAGGTGTGTCAACCCAATTGCCAAATTCCCAGCAGAAGGAATTGTAATCTTTGGTCAAAAGACCTTGCAGACGACACCTTCCGCACTTGACAGAATCAACGTCCGTCGTTTGATGATTCATGTGAAAAAGGGAATTTCTAGAATTGCCTCCACGTTACTGTTCACCCCCAATGTACAGGCAACATGGGATAGATTCACTGGTGAAGCAAACCCATTTTTGCAGAAAATCAAAAACGATTTCGGTTTGACGGACTTCAAGGTTGTCTTGGACGACTCAACAACCACAGCAGATTTGGTAGATAGAAATATTATGTATGCCAAGGTTCTTTTGAAACCAACCAGAACTGCCGAGTATATTGCGATTGATTTTACAATTCTTCGCAGTGGAGCATCTTTTGATGACTAAAAATAAAAATAGAAAGTATTTACATTAAGGAGAATTATACAAATGGCAAATTTTTGGACAAACCCTGAAACATCCCCTAAGAGAAGTTATAGATTTACTTGCAGTATTGGAGGAATTGGAGAGGACAACACTTGGTTGGTAACTCAAGTCAAGAAACCTTCTGCGACCGTCGGTGAAGTAAGTCATAAATATCTCAATCATACTTTTTATTATCCCGGCCGCGTCGAGTGGGATACCGTAAACGTAACCTTGGTAGACCCCATTTCTCCCTCGGCCGCAGGTAAAATGGCAGGCATCCTTGCAGGGTGTGGATACATCATACCTGGTACGAACAATGTCACTGATGCAATTACGAAAAAGAAGGCAGTCGATGCCCTGAAGAGTTTCAGAATTCGTCAATTTTCAACTGATGCGAATAATGTCGTAGAAGAGTGGGAATTGAAAAATGCTTTTATTACAAATGTGGATTTTGGTGAGTTGAGTTACGAAAGTGACGACTTAACAAATGTCACACTTACTGTAAGATATGATTGGGCAGAGTTAAAGACGGGTGACGGCACTGCCAGTGTTGGTGAAACAGACGACCCAACAAAGGGCATGGGCAAGTTTTTCGAACCCAAGGCTGATTAGAGAAAGATAGGTTTTTATGACAAAAAGAAATAATCTCGATAAGATCGGGGGGGAAGTAGATACTTCTGCCCCTGTTTCTGTATCTGGAGATCAACTGAGTTTCGCGGTGCCAACCGAATTCGTAGAACTCCCATCGGGAGGAGCATATTACTCCGAAGATCACCCCCTGTACAGGCAGGAAACTATTGAAATAAAATACATGACAGCAAAAGAGGAAGACATTCTTAATTCTTCAGCTTTGTTGAAAAATGGAACAGCAATAGATAGAATGTTGCAGAGTGTCATTCTTGACAAGAATGTGAAGGTTCAAGATCTGCTTATTGGAGACAAGAATGCACTCACCGTCGCGGCAAGGATTTCGGGATACGGACCAGGGTATGCTGTAAGAGTCCCATGCCCCAGTTGCCATAAGTCCTCCGACGTTGATGTTGATTTGGAGAGCGCTAAGAAATTCTCCGGAGCAATAAAGGGATCAGTTGGGGAATTGGATAATGTGGAAATGAGTGATGCAGGACTTCCTCTTGTAAACCTGCCAAAGACAGGGCTGCAAGTTGAAATAAGATTTCTTAGTTCAAAAGACGAAAAGGATTTGGAAAAAATGGAACAGAATATGGAAAAGCACAAGCTCCCTCCAAGTTCGTTCACCAACCTTTTGAAAAGAATTGTTGCATCAGTAAACGGGAGTAGGGATCCTTCTGTAGTTTCGAACTTCGTTGAGTCGATGCCAGCAATAGACTCCAGATTCCTTCGGGGAGTTTATAAGATAATCAATCCTACAATGAATTTGGAGCACGACTTTTCTTGCCAACATTGTGGAACAGGTGGGCCCGTGGAGGTGCCCATCACTCCTACGTTTTTTTGGCCTGACGAATGAATACGTTGAGTCTGTTTATGAGGAGATTTTCAACCTCAAACATCATGGCGGTTGGAGCTTCATAGAGGTATACAATCTACCTATACAGATTAGAAGATGGTTTTTGAGAAGGTTGGTAAAACAATTCGAAGATGAGAAAAAAGCACAAGAGCAGGCATCCAAAAAGAACAGGTGATGCTTTCTCTTTTCTTTACTATTTATTAGTTGGAGGACTTGCATATGGGAAATGAGAAGATTACAATAGACCTCAATGCAGCTGCAAATGGTGAACTCAATGAGAGTTTCTTGAAGATGTTTGGCAATGTCGTTAAGACTGCAATGACATATGTCTTCGGTGGAAATGTTTCTGTTCCCGTAAACGTGAAAGGCACCAAGAAACAGATCGGTGATTTCGCAAAAGTCCTCGGAAAAGAAAAGAGATACCTTTCAGCATACCAGAGATACGGACTAGACAACCCAATCACTCACCGAAATCGAGCAAGTCTTAACACTGCTGTAAAAAACTTTGAGAAAAGCACAAAGATAAAGTGGCCTTTCAAATAGAGGGGGCACACTAAGTGGCAGAAATAACAAAGCAACAATTAGATACACTAAATGATCTATTAAAGAGACTCACTGATAATTTGTCTCCGGAAAAAGGTGGTGGCACTAGAGATCCTCTTCGTAATACTCCAGATGGAGGAGAGATGCCAAATCCGGAGGATGCAAAAACAATTCGAGAACAAATTCGTTCAGCACTTCAGTTGAAGGAGATAGCAGAACAGCACCTTAGAATTTCGGAGGCATCGGCCGAAGTCCAAAATCAAAAAAGGCAACAACTTGAAGATAATGTTGCCATTCTAGACGAATCGGACAAGATCCTACTAAGCATCTTGCAGGGTGACGAACAAGCACTCAAGGCACAGCAAGATAAGCTAGTTGAATCTAAAAAAATTCTAAAAGTGCATGAAGATCTAAGCGATGAACTGGATGAAATAAACGAAAAGTATGAAACAGCAGCATCATATGGTGAAGAACTGGCAAAATCTGCGGGTAGAATGTTGGGAATGTCTGAACCAAAAAAAGGCGGCATTTCTGATGTATTGAAAAACCTCGCCGCAGGTGGAGAGAGGCAGCAACAGACCCTAAAGGGATTAAGTAAGGGTTTTTCGAGCATGTTTTCCATGTCGAATATTGCCGTCCAAGGACTGCAAAAAATGGCAGAAGCAGCAATCTTCGTTGGGGCCCGTTTTGACAAGATGAGTGTCGAGTTCGGCAAGGCCACCGGCACAGGAAGAAAGTACACGACCCAAATGATTGAGTCATCCGTAGCTACGGATGGATTAATTGCGTCAACCGGTGAACTAATGGAGTCTGCTGCAAAACTCCAAAATGCGTTAGCAGGAGTCGGTGGAATTTCAAGACAACAGACTCTAGCATTCAGGGAAGTCCAGATAGCAACAGAGAGACTCGGTGTATCCTCGGAAGATTTCTCTCAAATAATGAGTGATCAGGTCGTTGGCATGGGCAAGTCCACAGAACAGGCACAAGAAACATTTGCGAGACTTCAGGGCGCAGCAGATAACATGGGAATGTCATTTGGAGATTTGACTTCGCAATTTAGAGGATCTATGGGATCTTTTTCTGCCTTTGGTAGTAACATGGAGAAAACATTCCTCCGATCTGCCGGAGTTGCAAGACAACTTGGAATGGAGCTTGGTGACGTTGTTGCTATGGGTGAAAAGTTCGACACCTTTGAGGGAGCAGCAAACACAGTTTCCGATCTTAACTACATCATGGGAGGACAGTTCCTAGATACTATGGAGTTGATGTCCATTCAGGCCGAAAAAGGACCGGCCGGTGTAGCAGAAGCAATAAAGGAGCAGATGGATGCAACAGGAAAATCTTTTGAGGACTTCACATATCATCAAAAGAAGGCCATGGCTGATGCGATGGGGATGTCGGTTGATAAGGTTGCCAAGTTTATGAATGGGACATTAGATATTTCCAAACTAGATGAAACCGAGGCAGCTAGGGCAGACATGACAAATTTATTAAAGTTGGGTAACGATGCTATTACTATCATGGAAAAACTGGCAACAATTGTCACACAATCGTTTGATCGAATTGGCAAGTTCTTGGCACCCCTGACCAAAACTATATCGGACTTCATCGGCAACCACAAGGGTCTGATGGAGGGAGTCGCATCAGGAGCCCTTGTCCTTGGTGGAGCAATTACCGCCATAGCTGGTGGATTTACTCTACTCAAGGGAGCGATGGGTGCGAAGAAAATGTTCGGTGGAATGAAAGAGAGCATAGGAGGAATGATCTCTGGTGGCATTAAGGGGTTTAAAGAAGGCGGAGTAAAGGGAGCCCTCGGTGGAGCATTCGGTGGAGCCATGAGTGGAGAGAAGACAGGGAAGCTTGGCACCGCAACGAACCCAATGCACGTTAAGGTTGTTGGTGGTTCACCCGGTGCCGACACCGCAGGCAACCTCTTCGGTGGCAAAGGCAAGGGAAAAGAATTTCTCACAACAGGAGAAAAGGGAAAAAGGTTCAGGATAGATAAGCAGGGTAGAATATATGACTCCACAGAACGATTGGCCAGGATAAAAGCATCAACAAAGGCATCGCCAAAACCAAAAGGTCGTCTTGGGAGAATGTTCGGTTCCATCCGAAACTTTGGTGGAAAGATACCTGGCCTTGGTGCGGTGAAATCATTAGGGTCTAAAGCACTTGGTGGAGTTAAATCACTTGGTTCTAAAGCAATGACGGGAGTGTCAAAGATGAATCCGGCTAAATTACTTCAAAGTGGATTGATGAAGAATGCTGGAAAGTTAGTTGCCAAAGCAGCAGGCCCCATTATCTCTACGGTCATGGGAATAGCAAGTATTGGGAGTATCCTATCTTCCGATATGCCAAAAGCAGAAAAAGCAAAAGCACTATTGGGAGAGGCGGGTGGCATCATCGGGGGCATCTTGGGTGGTGTAGTCGGAACCATCGGTGGACCATTCGGTTCCATAGCAGGTGCATTGGGTGGTCAATATTTGGGACAACTGGTCGCAGGAAATGAGACTATACAGGGGGCACTAGCTCCTCATATAGCAAAATTACTGCCGGATGATCCGGGAGAAAAGAAGACTGTAACTAAGAAGACGGCAAAACCAATATCACCGAAACCATCTGCCAAGGGAATTGCCAGTGGCATGACCAATGCTTTTGCTGCACTAGATAATGCCCAAGACAGCACCACCACAAAAGCAGTAAAGTTGTATTCGACAGACCCCAAGTTTAAAGAGATGGTTGACAATAAAGCAGCAGCAGGTGACATGGCAGCAGTTCACGTACAATCAAATGCAAAGATCGCAGCAGGCAAATCTATAATCCCCTCGGCACCAAAACCCGCCCCACCAGTCCCAGTATCCACGGTCAGTCCACAGACACAACCATCAGCCATGCAGGCTCCCACCAAACCTGTTGAGGTCAACGTCGGGATAAACGTGGACGACCGCAAGTTGAGAGAAATTTTTACAACCACTGTTGAAAAGGTGATAGCTCCGGCATAGGAGGGGAAAATAGATGACGCAGAAACAGAAACCATTCTTTAGTTCCGGATTGGAAAACGATGTCAGTGACAATCTTGCTAATCACTCAAAATTGTTCATCGAGATACTTCACGTTCCAAGTTCGGAGAGTGTGAGATTCAAAGCATTCGTAACGCAGTTTGATGATCAGTATCAAACGGAATTCAACCAAGAGCAGGTCTTTGGTCGCATGGATTCGATACAGTCCTATAGGGGAACAACTAGACAAATTCAGTTGTCGTGGGATGTACCTTCGTCAACATTGGCAGAAGCAAAAGAGCATATGAGTCGATGCTCAAAGTTGATGAACATGTTATATCCTGTTTATTCCAAGTCCCAGGGTGGCAAGGTTATGAGTGCCCCTCCTATTTTCAAAATGAAGTTTGCTAATTTAATACAGAACGCCACCGGAAAGGCAAATGCTGGAGCAGAAGATTCTGGATTATTCGGGACGATAAGTGGGTTCTCCTATACTCCGGACATGGAGTCTGGATTCTTCAATGAGACGGAGGGAACGGAGACAAAGATTTATCCACAAACTATTTCACTTTCTTGTACCTTTACTGTTGTCCACACTCACGATCTGGGGTGGGAAAAGTCCCAGAACTCTGACGGAGAATCTTTATCTCCTGCGACCAAGAACTATCCCTACGGTGACATAAAAGTACCGAATAAGAAAATTTCCAATACTGCCCCCATAGGCAATGGGGGAACCGGAACAATTGACGATGATGTCAAGAATGCACAAAACTTAAAAAATGGTATAACAAACTAGGAGAAGTAGATAATGTCTGACAGAATGGGAAATAGAAAAATTTATTACAACTCCAAGGATATCTATAAGCACCTTCGGAAAGAGAGGGGAAAAACGGAGTTCATAAAACACTACGGAACACCCACTCTCAGGAGGTTGACGGTGGAAGAGATTTCAACACTGGATATCATAAATGTTCAGTGGACGGTAGGTTCGAAACTCTTCAAATTAGCGCATAAATTTTATGGAGACTCTAAGTTGTGGTGGGTTATTGCGGCGTTCAATCAGAAGCCAACAGATTCCCATTTCTCCCCAGGAGACACAGTTTATGTACCAGTTCCTTTGGAGAGGGTATTGGATTTGTATGAGGTGTAGGTATGCCTTCTGAAGAGGAAGAGAAGAAACAAAGAGAGAAAGAGAATCAACAGAGGTTGTCACAACAGTCCTTGTTGATGTTGAATTTATATAATTTAACTTCTATCAACTCAGAAACAAGTTACGAAAACTTTATTTGCGTCGAAGACGACGAGCCAGAGATTTTTATGAGCAAGTTGATGGGTGTGAATATGTTAAACCTGTCTCACCTAAAGTCTCATCACTTCTCTTCTTTGGTGCCGGAGATGAGGTTTTTCAAGTCAGTGCCCGAAGGTCAGAAGGAGATTGTCTTTCCCACTCACGCAGGCATAGACCAGAAGATTAGGTACAACGCAGATTTAGAGACATCTTTTTCCGACTTGATCGGGGGGTCTAGTCCAAACTTGGGAGTCAAGAATATCGATTGGTCATTTCAGGGAACAACGGCCTTTGCCGAGAAGACAACACTTGTTGTAAACGTCCAGTTATTTGCCGAAAGAATATCTGATTTATTTTCATCTGTCATTGGACAGAACGATAGTTCTTTGCGATATTCTGACCTTTTTACGCTATCTTCCAAATATAAGGTAAACAAGGATAGTAATAACAAGAAGAAGGAAGAAAACCCAGATCACTTTAGGATAAAGTTGCAGGTTGGGTGGAGTATCACACCGGAATTGGAAAAGGTATTCAGGGACGGGGAAAATAGGGAGTCAGTTGAGAGGGCGATAAAGTTGCTTAGTGAGCAGAAGACTCTTCTTGACTTAGATTTGACAAATTTTGATTTGGATTTTGGCCAAGAGGGTGCAGTGACAGTAAACTTGACTTATAAATCTCATTTGGAATCTCAATTCAACAATGCTTATCATTCTAATATTTTATACAACGAGAAGGAGATGCAGGAACAGAAGAGACTTGAGAGAGAATTGCAGAAGATTCAAAAAGAAGTCAAAGAGGGGAAGCACAAGGACGTTATGAAAGAGGAGGATCCCGACACAGGAGAAGATGTCCCAGCTAATGTCGTAGCTCTGAAGGGAAAGATTTCTAACTCACAGTCTGACCTGGGAAAAATTCATTCAAGTATTGTCGAGGAACTATTACGCAAACAAAAGATCAGAGTATATAAGGTAAAAAAAGAGGATGTATTATACAGATACCAGTATCAAGATCCAGAACAAAACTTTGCCGATGGCAGCTCGGAGAAAGAGTGCAACATATCCGCAAAACCCGAAGACATAGACGGGTACACATACATTTCCACAATTGACGTGCCAAGTTTAGACACACAAGCCATGTCTGTTTCGGAAGATCAGTCATCGACACCAGCATATCTGAAAGTGTATGCCAAAAAAAGCAGCACTGGCACAGAAAAGGTGTACACCTATCATGACTACTATGACTCTAATCCCTCCCGCAACTTGTTCGAAGGTCAAAGAAGCGACGGGATCATTTCTCACAAACAACTAAAGCAGTACTCACTAACTTACGGCTGGGGTGGCCAAGATTTTCAAGAGAGGCTTTTTTCCACTACCGGGAATGAGATCGATAGTGAAATTGCGAATAACCCACTGGAAGATCCGAGATGCTCAGTGGAGAAGATGCCGGATCAGGGCAAAAAGGCAAATGAGCTTGCGAAACTCCCTGTCCAAAAGAAGGAGGGGGACAAGGAGAGTAATTTAAAAACCTTCTTCAATGCATTGTCAACACCGGCATTCGACTCCTCTACGGGAACCTATAGTATAAAGTATTTCTACTTGGGAGATTTGATAGAGATCGCACTCAATAAGCTGAAGGCAAAAAATAAAAAAATGTGGGATCAGTTTAGGGTAGTTGTTACTTCCACTGTGTTTACGACATTTAGTAACGCAGATCAACTGTTTGGATTTTATGATGTGGACATTAAGGACGGGATTGTCTCTATAAAAAGAACAGCAAAAGCAGATAAGCAGGTCGCATCCAAAGCAGGTGGAGAGAAATTTGCAGAAATAGAGAGAGACATGAAAGAATACTCTAGGTGTTTGGCAGATGTTCCGGTTTCCTTGAGCACCTTTTTACATTGGTATGAGGAAAACTATATAAGCAAAAAGGTTGTCAACATGCCATTTACAAAGTTTCTCAGAGGTGTTATGGAACTTTCTATAAAGTCCCTCTCCATTGTTGATGATGAGTTTGCTCTTTTGCCCAAGCAGAAGATAGGTGTATCGAAGACGATGATCTCTGTACCTTACGAGAAAAGTGGGAAAGATTATTTTGGATTCTCAAATCCAAAAGGATCTGTTCCGAGTGATAGTCGGGTGTCGTTTCGTGAACTCCGACAAACTGCCGCACCGAAAGTGAAGAAAGACCACATGCAGGAGGCAAATTCTGGTTATGGAAAATCACTTAGAGAAGCAAAACTCAAGTTCGGCCGATTCGGTGGAGAGACAATAGATTACCTTATGTTACACTCTGGCCCAAAAACTATTCCCGCTAGGAGAGAGCTTGATTTCGTTGAAGATGGCAAAGACGGCATCCCTCACTTTTTCGTGGGTGGTGAATCCGGCCTCTTGAAGTCTATAAACTTTTCTCTAAAAGAGAATGAAATGCTGAGGGCAGATGCTATGCTTCGAAGCAGGACAGCATTCAATAACCCAAGGTTTCCCATATCCGGCAAGTATGATGTCGAGATAACGATGTTCGGAAATACATTTTTCCAAGTTGGTTCCGTCATAGTGGTAAACCCATCCGCGTTAAGGTTGGGAAATGTCAAGGACAAAAACTCTCAAATAAATGAACTGGGAATTTCGGGATACTACGTCATAACAAAGGTGTCGAATTATATACAGGGTGGAAACTACGAGACAAAGATAACAGCAACCCGACAATCTCCTGGAAATGGATTCGATTTGGGAGGCAAGCATAAAACTAAATTACCAACAAGAGAGTCTCTTGATTCCAAGAAGAAGAAAAAGGAGGATAAGTAATGCCAATACCAATGGGAGACAATAACATGGGATCCCAAGATTCATTCAGGGAGCGGGTCATATATGATTCTGTTTCTTTTTTGAATTTTTATTTTCAAAAAGAGCAAATTGATTTACGAGTTTTAAATTTATTTGGAAAAGTGGACACGAGGGGAAATCAAATTCTCTTGCCACGAAAGAAGTTTTTGCAAGAATCTGGGTTGCTGTCACCCATTGATAGTCGGGGTGAAAAATATGCTCTCTCTTATATTGCGCGCCCGTTTATGGAATTGCGACAAAGGTTCTCTCATCTTCTTAGCAGAAACTTCATAACAGACAAGAGTTTGTTCGTCGGGCTTGAACCAACAAGGTCGATTGTCTTTTGGGAAGATGATTACCAAAGACATCTGGACGAGATTTCAGAAGATTTTCATTCTTTTTTCCTCACCCACGAAGATAGAGATAAGACTATCAATTTTAAAACCTTTTTAAATCTTTTTGAAAAATACGTTGCAGAGTCTTGCCCCTATACTGTGTTCACATTAAAGAATTACGCAATCTCTAGGTTCTCGGATCCACTCACTTCGGGGATGATGATAGAGTTATCAAATGCCGATGCATCAAATGATTCGGGGAAGTATGTTGATTATATAAACGATCCAAATTATGCAAAGTTTGTTGAGGAAGCAGCATATTATGGATTTATTGTCGATAAGCATGTTCCTTGGAGACTTGTTGCAAACCCAAATTCCGACTATATCAAATCCTCTTTGGGTACGGAGGGATTCCCTAGTTTGCAGGAAATGTTTTCGGAAATCTATATCGATCCAACAATGGTCGGATTCGAGATGTTCTTGATCATGCTCGAAAGAATGTATGAGAAGATTAGATCAAACAACCCTCAGTACATTGTTGTCGATTATTCGACCAGTGCCACTTCAACCTCCGTCATGAGCAGGGAAAAAACTCAATTCAAGAACCCCAAGAAGATTATGGAAAAAATTGGGGACAGTCGGGCACTTAGGATGTATTCTTTTGTTAGAGCAAGAGAAAAAAATGTGAACCTTTCCCAATCCCAGTTTGATTCATTGACAAAAAAAGCACTCGATTTTAAAAAACAGGTTGACATAAGGAGTGCTATAGTGTATATTGATACACAAACATCGGAAGGTGAGTCTTCTGCACAAAAACCAATTTTTAGGATTTAGGTTGTATTTTTCAGTATTGGATAATAAAAAGGAATGTTTTGGTTTCTACCAAAACGGCAAGCTTTTTTTTGATGAACTACCAAGTGATATGAGTGTGACTTGGAAACACTCTGAGAGTCTCTGTGTGGGTTCCTATGACTATTGCTCTGTTCTTGCTAGGTCAGATAGCATTGGGGAAGTGTGCCCCCCAGAATTAAGCACAGAGTGGCACAACGTGGATTCAAAAATGCGCGCATTTCATAAATCTTTTTTGACCTCCGGTATTAACCTTGACGAGAACTGCTTTTTCGACATGGTTCCGCAACAGTTTTTGTTGGACTATTTTTCGGTTCGAGAAAACATAATGAAACGCATATGGGAAGATACAGAAAAGACGGACAACTTTCGTTTTGATTGCGATCTTCATGAGATGCTTTCGGAAATGTCGAGAACGAAAATTAGAATAAATTACGACTTCCTAAACAAAAATAGGCACAAATTAAAGGTTCGAAATTTGATACAGAAAATCAAAAAGACAAATCCGTTTGTGAAGTATCGTCAATTCTCCACAATCACCGGAAGACTGACAGTTACACCGACCTCTTTTCCGATCATGACACTAGATAAAGAGGTGAGGGATGTTGTCTTGCCGGACAACGATTGGATACTCGAACTCGACTATAATGCAGCAGAGTTGAGAGTTTTTCTAGGACTATCAGGCCACGAACAACCAGAGGGAGATTTACACAAATGGAACTCGACTTTCTTAAAAACGGACAGGCAACACGCAAAGAGATCTGTGATTGCCTATATGTATGGAGGCAAGAGCTTAGGCGTTGGAGAATTAGAAGAATTGTACAACGTAAGCGTCGTAAAGGAAACTCACTTCAATCCCGAAAAAGAGGAGATAAAGAATCTCTTCGGAAGAAGGATTAAGTCAGATGATTTTCATGCAGTAAATTACACTATCCAGTCAACCTCAGCTGAGATGGTTTTTCGGAACATGGTGGAGATCCACAAACTATTAAAAGATCGTAAAAGTAGTGTAAAATTTTGTTTACACGATTCTATAGTTCTTGATTTCTCAGATGAAGACAGGGATTTGTTGAAGGATATAAGAGACATTTTTAGCACCACCCCCTTTGGGATACTCCCGACAAAAATTAGTGGTGGAAAGAATTTTGGAAAGATGAAGGAGATGAGTTTTGGTTAATATCATAGGATTGGGAGGATTCTCGTGCGGAGTTACAGATCAGTTTTCGGAATCCCCACAGTACAATACATACAAGATAGATTTTGGATTGGAAAAAACAAAAACAACAAGAGGGATAACTTTGCACCCCCTGCCTGAGAAGGTTGAGGAGAAGTGTCCTTCCATGACATACTTCTTCAAGAGTGTGAGGGGGGAATCCCACATGTTCATTGAGGGCCGAGATCCATCAACCGCAGCTGCCCTAAAGATATTGGAATCAACAAACCACAAAGAAGTGAACTTGTTCTATATCCACCCCGAAGAAATAGATCTACAAGGAGACATCGGCAAGAACGAGAATGTTGCTTATCATGTTCTACAGGAATACGCGAGATCAAATTTGTTAAAAAATATTTACTTGATGCAGGTAGATCAAATCGAAAAAGCATTGGGAGAAGTATCTTTGATAAATTACTATGATGTTATCAAACAAACAATATCATCGACAATCCAGATGGTTGACTTCTTTCAAAATACCAAACCCGTAATAGAAACAAGGGGTGAGGAATCTAGCTTGACAAGGATAGGCACTTATGGTATAATAGATTTTGACAAGGGATCAGAAAGTTTATTCTTTCCTCTTGACAATATAATGCGGAAGCATTATTATTATGGTATTAACAGTGAGGATCTTAAAAGTGACGGATCACTTATAAAGAGAATCCGAGAGCAAGTAAAATCTTTGAAGGGAAAAGATACAATTGCAACATACAGTGTTCACGAAACAACCTATGAACAACCACAGGTTATTGTCGTGGCAAAAACTTCCATTATACAGGAGAGAAACAATGAAAGTTTATAAAGGAACCTTCGTCAAAAAAGACGGAACAAAACGAACTATGAATTATGTGAAAACAAACGATTTACCCAAAACCTTTTTAGAGTCAAAACTAAAAGGTGATGGTAATACCCCGCTCAAAGAGGGATACGAGTTAGTGTGGGATCTACAGAACGACAACTTTAGAGTGTTCAACCACAATACAGTTGTCGGTAAAGTAACTCACATTGGAAACCTTGAGAGCACCAAAGACAAACAACAACAACTGGCGTTATAGGACATTTGCTGTAACGTACTTAACCAATAAGGAAAATAAACAATGGCTATTGATTTAAATAAAATGAAAAGTAAACTGACGAATTTGCAGAGCAAGGGTGGTAATAACTCTTTCTGGAAACCGCAGGATGGTACACAAACAATTCGAATTCTACCGACGGAAGATGGAGATCCTTTCAAATCTTATTTCTTCCACTACAACGTCGGGCAGAACTCAGGTTTTCTGTGTCCCAACAAAAATTATGGAGAAGACTGTGCTGTCTGTAACTTCGCAAAGTCCCTTTACAAAGAAGGTGATGAGGGAAGTATCAAGATGGCAAAGGACTTGACTGCACGTCAACGATTCTTCTCCCCTGTCCTTGTCCGAGGAGAGGAAACCGAAGGACCAAAGGTCTGGGGTTATGGCAAGAAGGTATATGAAACCCTCCTGACATTAGTGTTGAATCCGGAATATGGAGACATCACTGACCCTGATGGCGGCACCGATTTGGATTTACAATATGGCAAACCAGCAGGTGCATCCTTCCCCCAGACATCACTTACACCAAAACGGAAAACTTCCACTATGTGTATTGATTTGACCTCGGAAGAGTGCGATCAGATTCTTTCAAAAGTGCCTGACTTCGATAAGTTGTTCGAGGCAAAATCTTCAGATGAAGTGCGAAACATTTTGAATGAGCATCTTTCTTCTGATTCTTCTGCCGAAGAGTCATCCTCTGAAACGAGAGTTACTGGAGAACAGCAAAAGACCAGTGTCGATGCTGCCTTTGATGATTTGTTGTCTGCTTAAATAATGAATTCCGCAGGGGGGCATGGGATACAGATGCCCCATTTTTTATAGGAGTCACTAATGGCAAAGAAAAAGAATGAAACACCGGGAAAAATATCTCTCGATAATATCAAAGATTTACTCAACAAGAGTGCGGGAATGACCGTAGCTCGTCACCTCAATAGTGGGGAGAATCCATCCAATGTAAAAGAGTGGATTCCCACAGGAAGCACTTGGTTGGACAGCATCATTTGTCGAGGCAAAACAGCAGGTATTCCCATTGGAAAGATTACGGAGATTGCTGGACTAGAAGGTTCGGGCAAATCATATATGGCAGCACAGATTGCTGCTAATGCAAATGCTATGGGCATGGAAGTAATCTACTTTGATTCAGAGGCAGCCATCGATGAGGACTTCTTGGTTCGCATGGGATGCACCGAGGGGAAGTTTCTATACATTACAGCATATAGTGTTGAGCAGGTTTTAGAAGCAGTTGAGACAGTTATGAATAGTGGGGGAACTCGCAAGTTATTCATTTGGGATTCCCTTGCCAACACTCCAACTTCAACCGATGTCGAGGGCACATTTAATCCCCAAGAAACCATTGGGTTGAAAGCAAGAATTTTATCAAAGGCAATGATGAAACTAACAGTTCCATTGTCACAAACCAACAGCACCTTCCTAGTGTTAAACCAGTTGAAGACGAACATCACAAGAGATGTTGCAGCAGCAATGATTGATCCGTATGTAACACCGGGCGGTAAGTCAATGCACTATGCTTCATCACTTCGCATCTACTTGACAGGTCGTAAAGCAAAGGCATCATACTTCTATGATGACAAAGGTTTTCGTGCAGGATCAGAAGTGAAAGCAAAGTTGAAGAAGTCACG